GACGTACGGGCCGAGGCAACCGCCCAGCCGTTCGCCCACGGTTCGGTGCCCCAGGATCTGGGACGTGTACAGCCGCCTGACCATACTACCATCCTCCAGGGCTGCGTAGCCCAGGTAGGCGCAGAGATCGACGAAGTACGGGAAGGTCGTGGCGATCTGCCCCTGCATGAAGGGACGGTACTCACCGGCATCTCCGAGCTTCATCATCGCGATGAAGACTACCGCGTCCAGGGGCTTGACTGGATGCGTCGTCAGGTCACGGAACGACCGGATCAGCTCCGAGACGTTGCGCAGCAGCGTTCCCCAGTCCTGGGTCTGCATCTGGTTCTTGCCAACTAGGGCATCGATGCAACGCTGTTGTGCTTCCGAGATCGAGTCGACCACGACTGACTGGAATTCGTGAGCCCCACTGTTGAGCCACTGGAAAGCCATGTCAATGGTCTTGTACTCACGGACTGAAACGATGCAGATGTCCCAGGTCCCGTCAGCCTTCGGCGGCTTTTCCGAGATCGGATCCCACTTGATCTTCCGACCTGGGAGGAATCGACTGCCGCCCTCGGCGTCGAGGATTAGGACTGGCTTGGGTGCCGTGGCAGCGAGCGTGCTCTTTCCCACCTTGCTGTCACCGTACACGATAAGACACAAGCCGTAGTGAAGCTCATTAGCCACCGAGCAGTTCCTTCACCTTGTTGATCCTGGAGTTCTCGTAGTGACCCATCGGGTTGATCTCTACGTAGTTCGCTTGGATTGCGTCCTCGAAGCGGGAGCCATCGTCGGCCATCGTGCACACTGGGGCGAAGATGCACCACTTGCACTTGTCACCGGGGTTGGGGTAGGCGACGGCCCGGTGGTTGGCACCGCGGTCCAGGTCTTCAATCGTTCGAAGGATCTCGTCCGCCACGCGCTGGACCCGCATCTTCATGGACACGTAGTCGTTGACGTTGTACCGCACCTGCAGCTGGGCGAAGAACGGCGGCGTGGCGCGCACGGTCCGCTTCGACTTCAGGAGCATCGTGTACAGCGCACCGTCCACGCGGTCACCGGAGTCCTGCGCCTCCAGCCACTGGAGCAGCGCGTAGAACCGCATCTGCTCGTCACGCTGCAGCACCTCGGGGTCGATGAACGCGGACACGGTCTTGAAGTCGTTGAGCAGCAGTGACTCGTCGCCACCCCGCCGGCGCACGGTCTGGTCCAGCCGGCCGCGGATCACCACGGGACGCGTGGACGTCATGATTTCGTGCGAGACGTCGGACTCGGTACCGACCACCTCGAACTCGGCGTCGATACCCTCGGATGCCACCCACTGGAGGTACCCGCGGACCATGGTCATCGCCATGACCCGCTCTGCCAGCAGGTCGTGCACGTACTCCGGGTGGTTCTCGATCAGGTCCGTGTAGTGGACGTCAAGAACGCCAACTGCGTCGAGATCGTGGCCGTAGTGTCCCTCGAGCGCGAGGTGGACGGCGAGCCCGAGGTTTCGGGCGCCAACGACAGAGTCGCGGCCAGGCGGCAAGCCCAGTTTGCGGACATATGACAAGTACCATGATCTTTTGCAGTTCTTGTAAGAGCGATACTCGGATTGACTCAAGACGTACGGTTCAGTCACTTCGCTCCCAGCAGCTTCTTGATCGTGTCCACGTCTCGGAGGATCTCCTGCGCCTGGGCGTTCTTACCGCCCAGGATCTCGATCCGGCGTTCATCGATGGTGCCTGGCGTGATCTGAACGAGGATGCGCACGAACTCCGCCTCTTGACCGATGCGGTGGATCCGGTCAGAGAACTGAAGATTCTTCACGTAGCTGTAACTCTCCTGAAGGAACAGGAGTGTGCTGGCCTTCGTGAGGGTAAGACCCTCGGCACCAGCGCCCAGCGTGCACAGGATCACCCGCGCCTTGCCGGCCTGGAACGCGTCCACGTTCTTCCGCCGCTCGTCCACGGACTGCGCGCCGGTGATCGAGACGTTCGTGACTCCGATGCTGGTCAGCTTCTCGGCGGCGAGCTCGATCAACTGGCGAGATTCGGCACCCACGACGAGTGACTCGTCACCCATGTCCTCGAGCAGCTCGACCAGGTCATCAACCTTGTTGGACGGCGCCTTGAGCCTGACGTTCTCGTCCTCGTCCAGGTACGCCGTTGCCGACGCGAACTGGGACAACCGCGTCAACTTCGCGAGCGCGTTGCCAGCCGTGATGATCCCCTCGTCCAGTTGGGCAACCATCAGCTGCTCCATCTGGGTGTACGCCTTCTTCTGACCGGGAGTCATCGGCGTCTCGCGGTACTGGATTGGCAGCTTCTTCGGAAGCTGTGGCAGTGCCAGGGTCTTCGGCACGCGACGGATCAGTGGGTCGATGACCTTGTGCAATTCCTCCGCGTGCGCTGGCTCCAGACCCACGACGGTGGACCCGCCGTAGAAGTTCGGTGCCAGTCGCACGTACCGGTCCATCCACCTGGTCTTCGCTGGGAACCAGTTGGGCTCCACGAGGTGGAGCAGTGACCAGACGTTGCCCACGTTGTTGGTGACCGGCGTGCCAGTCATCGCGAAGCAGTAGTGCGCGTCCTGCGCGATCTGCCACGCCGCCCGCGTCTGCTGAGACTTCGGGTCGGTCGCGCGGTGGACCTCGTCGAAGATCGCGGTGCGGATACCGAGGTCGTTGAGCTCCTTCCGTTCCTTCTGCTTCTCGGTCAACTCGAGCGAGCCGTAGCCGGCCAGTCGCGTGTGCAGTCTGGCGCTCTCCCAGTTGATGATGAACACCTCGGCACCGGAGGCCAGTGCCTTGCGGCGCTGGGCCACCCCACCGTCGACGACGACAGCCTTCAGGTGGGGTGCCCAGGTCTCGAACTCCTTCTGCCACACCGTGGTCTTGAGGGAGTTCGGGCAGACGACGACGGCGGGGAACGGCGCGCGGTTCAACCGCGTGAGAACCTGCAGCGTGCGAATTGCCACGCCGGTCTTTCCGAGTCCCGGTTCGTTCGCCAACAGTGCCCGACCGTTGACGACGAGGAACGCCACGTCCACTCGCTGGTACGGGTACAGGCGGTACCCGTTGGGATTCATGCCACTCTTCTCGATCTGATCGATCGTGTCGAAGATCAGCTTGTGCTCGGGACCAACGTTGACGTCCTGCTCGCGCAGGACGGTCCGCATCTCGTTGGCCGGTTGGACCCGGTTGTGCCACTCGTTCCAGGACCAGGCTTTCAGCCCGTCCCCGTACGTGATCCGGTCCCCAAAGAGACCCTTGAGGATCACGCACGTGGACCACGTCAGCGGCGCGAACCAGCCGTCGAACTTCTTGTTGAAGCCCGCACCTGGGACCATGAGCATCAGCTGACGGTCCGTGAACGTGGTCGCCACGTGGATCTGCTCGCCAGTTTCATCGACCTCGGCGTGTGGCAATGTTCCTCCCTCGGTTCCGCGATCTGGTGCCATACTACCAGCTGGTGACCTTCGAGTACAGTTACTCGATGGCCTTGGTCAGCATCTCGAGACTGATCAAGGTCTTGGAATAGGCCTCGTCAGTCTGCTTCTTGAGGTGCTTCTCGCGCAGGCACCAGGCCAGGAGGTGCTGGCTGGCAGACAGGGCGTGGTCACCCTTCCACGCCCAGCCGAGTTCCTTGAGCACGGCCTGCGTAGCGATCATGCGGGACTGCGCCGGAACCGTGGGAAGCAGCGTCCCGCCGTGGTGGTGGGTCAGCCAGCGAGCCACGCCGATGACCTCGTGCGCCGGTCCGGGGTCACCGAGTACGCGGCTGGTGTGGCCGGTGATGTACGCCTCCCAGCCGACGTGGATGCCAGGACGGGTGGAGATCGTCTCGTGGAGCCAGTCACCGGCCTCGAGACGGCCGTGGACCTGGCCGCTGGTGAAGTTCTTGCCGTCTTCCAAGATCGCGAATCCCGTGTGCAATCCCGGGTCGATCCAGAGGACATACTTGGGCAACTTGGTCATTTTTCCCACCTAGTTTCCATGATCTTACCCTCAGCCGTGATCGCGACGCGGTAGTTTTCACGGTCTGTCATCGCGTCCTCGACCGCTGCGAGCGCGGCGAACCCGTCTTCGCGTGGTACTTCGAGGATCGCCTCGTCGTGCACGACATTCCGCAGGTTCGGTCCGAGACCGGCAGCCTCGATGTTGAGTAGGAACCGCTTCATGAGCGCCGCGGCCGCTCCCTGGATTTCACTGTTCAAACCCTGCGTCGCGAGCCGGTCACGGTCGCACTTCAGGTAGCGGCCGTCCGGCAGTCGGACCGCCGGGCTCTCCATCTCCAGTGCGCGGTCGATCAACCACCTGGTCCGCGTCTGGATACCGGGGTACTTCTCGTCGAACGCGGACTTCACCGGTGCCATGACGCTGAGCGGCACGCCCGCGGTCTGGGCCATCTTCGCCGCGCCCGCGCCGTACAGTGCACCGTAGACGACGTTCTTCGTGGTCTGTCGACGGGGGTCGGACTTCTCGATCGGCTCGCCGAAGATGCCGGACGCGACCCCACAGAAGAAGTCGGCACCGTCCTCGTCGGCTGCGCGGAACGCCTCGATGAGACCGGCGTCCTCGGTAAAGTGGGCTCCGAGTCGCGCTTCCACCTGTGACAGGTCGCAGGCGATGAGCACGTTGCCCTCGGTCGGGGCGAACGACCCGCGGACGACCTTGTCACCGCGTGGCAGGTTCTGCAGGTTTGGCTCGGACGCGGTCATGCGGTGGGTACGGGCACCCATCGGTGAGATCGTGCCGTGTAGCCGGCCGTTCGAGTCCACGCCGTCCAGGAACGCCTGGAGGTACGTGCCGGTCAGCTTCTCCGCGTGCCGCACGGCCAGGATCTGCCTGGCCAGTAACTTGATCTCCTCGTTATCGCCGAAGTCGCGGATCTGCGTCAGCGTCTCCTTGTCGATCCTCGGCAGGTTCGTCGGCGTGAACTGCTTGACCTTAAAGCCGTGAGCCTCGAGGGCCGTCGCGATCTGCTTCGCCGACATGATACTGGTCAAGCCGTGAGTGTTCTTCAGCCAGGCGCGTGCCTCGGTCGAGAAGTTCTGGAGCTTGTCCATCGCGTCGCGCACGTACGGCTGGTCAACGAACATGCCGTTCATCATCATGTTCGTGACGACGCGGATCGTGCCGCGTTCCAGGTCATACGCGTCGGGACACGTGGCCTGCACCCGGGGAGCCAGGTGGTGGTAGAGGTGGGCGGTGATCACGGGATCCAGCGCGCCGTAAATCCAGTACGGTGCGAAGTCGTATGGCACCGTGGCCCACGTCCACTTCTGGGCGGCCATGCCGTCGTGAAGCAACTTCTCACCAGCTTGCGCTGCCGGGTCCACGAGCTTCCCGCCGAGGTACTTGAGCCCACGCAGTCGCGCGGAGTCGTCGAGCCCGGCGAGGGTCATCGTGTCGTGGATCCGCGACCAGGGGACCTTCCAACCGGCGTGCACGCTCAGGAATTTGATGTCATGCGGTGAGTTGTGGAGAATCCACTCACCTTCCCAAGCATCGAGGATCTCCTGGACCACACCGCCCCACATCGGGTACGGCACCGCCCAGCCGCGGTGCATGTCACCGAACTGCACTAGGCGAAGCCTAGTATGCCAGGGGTTCAAGCCGCCTGACTCAGTGTCCAAGCCGATCGGACCTTCACGCCGTTCCCCAAGCCAGCGCTTGAGGTCCATGGCGTCGTCAATCGAGTCGACGAACTGCAGCTGGACGTTCGCGAGTGGCGAGCTCACGCCGGAAGTTCCACGGTCGCGCCGTTCCGGGATCGGCGGCACGGGTGGCACTCGTACTGCAGCACGAAGGTCAGGCCCTCGCCCCATACCCAGCGACGGTACGCCTTCTCGCCGGGGACGATGTACTTGTCGCAGCCACTCTTGCACCGCGTCTCGTGCTGGATGATCCGCCAACCGTCGTCCACGGCTGCGCGGGTGCCGAAGTTCATCCGGTACCACTGCGCGCAGCGCGGGTGCATCCAGATCGGCTCGTTCGTGAAGTGGTTCAGGGCGCCGGTGACGACAAACTCGCCCTGGTAGATCGTCTCGTGGCAGGTCAGACACTCTTGGGTGAAGTCGGCCACGAATGGACTGATGGGAAGGATCTCGGGCACTCTCAGTCTCCGTTCTGTCGTGCTCAGTCTATCAGACTACAGGTCGACGATGTCCACTCGGATGCCGCACCGTTCCAGGTAGCGGACACTGGCGTCCTCGTTTCGGTACTCGAGGCCGGGCACGCGTGGCCAGACCACGCGGACCACTCCGGAGTTCGCGACGACCTTGACGCACAGTCCACACACGGACGAGCTGACGTAGAGGGTCGCGCCCTCCACCCGGGACCGTTCCGCGAACGACAGCGCGTTCGACTCAGCGTGCGCGGACGGGCAGTCCAGGTACTGTGGGTCCTTGAACTCGGGATCGGTCCAGGCGCGGCGGCAGTACGCGATGCAGGTCTCAGCCCGCTCCTCGTCAGCCGTGAGGTAGTCAGCCGGCGGACCGGCATAACCAGTGGCGACGACCCGCTGCTGACTGTCGACGATGGCGCAGCCAGCGCCAGTTGGGCACCGACTCCGCGCTGCCATGAGCTCGGCCAGTTTCAGCCAGGTCTCGTCCCACGTTGGGCGGCTCACCGGTCACCCGTGCACGTGTAGCAGACGTTGCGGACCGTGTCGTCCTCGTCCCGCTTGAACACGTACTGGCAGCGGACGCAGACCACGCTGTGCGGGGTGAGCGGTTCCACGTGGTCGTTGAACCACGGTACGCGGCGGTTGGTCAACTCCGCACCGTACGCGATGGTCAGTGCCGCGTTCTGAACCTGCTTCCAGGAGGTGAACGGGTGCACGCTGCCACCGGTGAACACGGTACCGGACTGGTCCTCGCCGCCCAGCGAGTGGTCGGTGTCGAGCTGTTCACCGTGCGCGATGAAACGGCGTGCCCGCGCCTCGTCCCGCTGGTAGACGTGCAGGTTGTCGACGTGGTGGACGTACCGCCCGGTCGGGAGACCGAGCACCTCGGCCATCGCGAGCTGTGTCCGACTGAACATGAACCAGTCGTATGGTACACCGAGGATCACGTCGTTCGACCGCATGTGAACCTTGAGCTCGAGCTTACCGTCGATGATGCGGAACGTAAGGCTGAGCGTGCACGGCACGTCGTGCGCGTCCAGGTGGTCACCCGGCTTCCACAGGTTCGCGATCGCCTGTCGGGTGTCGTGGTCGGCGCGGAGCTGTGTCTCGATCCGCGGCAGCTGGGCGGACAGGCGTGGACCGTACGCTCCGAGGAGTCGGCCGTCGTCCGCGAACTGGCTGAACTTGCCGTTGGACGCCGCGTCTAGCTGGGACAGGTCGGACATGCCAGCCAGGAGCTGGACCGTCTCGGTCGCCGCGATGCGGTACGCGTAACCCTGCCTGACTCCCACTGGCGGTGCCTTCACGGGGTCGTGGATGACCGTGGTGACGTCGTAGACGGCACTGGCTGGGTGGTTACGCGGACTCGACAGGTGTCCCTTCTGCTCCACCAGCCACAGCAGGTCCAGGTACGCCTGATCCCCCGTCTCGGTTTCGATCGAGTGCACGGATGATCCCCTCTCCTAGTTCAGTCTCGTACTCGTGTGGGAACTTGCGGCGGAACCGCCGGGACCAGGACGGATGCGGCACCTTCTCGTGCTGGATACCCAACCTGGTCAACTCCTGGGATGACTCGTTACCCAGCGCCACGACCGCCGGCTGCTTGAGCGCCCGCCACAGCGCCAGGAAGTCCTGGTCGTGCTCGAACGCGTTGGCCAGGCCGACGTTGGGCAGGACGGGCAACCGTTCGAGCGTGTCGAGCAGCCACTTACTGGAGCCGCCCTCGCCACTGGGCGTGAACGCACCCCAGCCCCACGCGCCGGTGCCGTCGTTGGGACGGTTCGGGAAATTGCCGCGGCGCTCGCCCACGAGCAGCACCTCCGGCTGTACCCAGCCGACGTAGCCGGGGAACGGCGCGAGGTCGACGGCGCTGCCGTCCGCCTCGAGGCTGTCCAGGATGAGCTTGTCCAGCAGGTACTGGGCGACGCTCTCGGTGGCGGCGGCAACGTGGCAGCCCCAGTCGTGCCGCTCGGCGTAGGCGCGGTAGAACGCCCACAGCTCGGGCAACCACTCACGCTCGATCAGGTCGTCACCGACGGTGTCGTACCGCTCGTAGAGGGTGTTCAAGTGCGGCTGCACGAGGACCCGCAGCGCACCGTAGGTGTGGAGCAGCAGGTCCACGTGCAGTGCCTGGCCCACGGACAGTCGGGAATGACCGCGCAGCAGTGGGCCATACACGAGCTCGCCGGTTTCCCACCGGTCGAGGATGATCAGCTTGTGGGGATCGAGGATCTCGTTCCGCGCGATGATCAGCGGCAGCTCGTAGTGGGCGACCAGGTCCACGCCCTCGGGTGGTGGACCCTCGTGCCAGACGTGCGCGGCACCCACGCCGTGCTTCGCGTCGAAGAGGGTGACCAGGTGCTTGGCGAGCGTGCTCTTGCCGCCGTTGTCAGGTCCCTCCAAGGCGATGAGTGTCACTTGAACCGCCCTCCGTTGCTGTAGTCCTCGTACGCCCACCGGCGCTGCTGTCGGTCGGACGGCCGCCGGCCGTGCACGTCCTGGTTCAAGTACATCGTGCGGTCGTCGTCGGTGGCCCGCGGGAGGTCACGTGGGACACCGAGAGCCTCGAGCATCGCTTCAGCGTAGAACCTATCACGCCGATGGTCTTCGTGGTCACACGGGATTCTCGTGGACTCTTCCCGGCAGCCGTGCTGGTTCGCCTGGCGGCGGATCATGGTCGCCGCCAGGCGCTGAGCACGGGCGTAGTGCTCGTTCTCCAACTCGGAGTAGTCACCCAGGACGGCTCTCTCGAGGTCCCGCGTGTCCTGGTGGAAGTTGATCCCCACTAGAGTTGGATCTCCACGTTGTCCGGGAGGAACGCGGTGTCCAGGTCAGACGCGTCGTACAGGAGGTCCATCATCGGACTGGACGCGACCTGCTTACCGCCGTTCCGGCTGTTGGACAGCAGGTTCGTGACGACGGTGACGGCGTCGGGGCACTCGTAGACGGACGGAATGTCCGTTTCCAAGAGCACCGTGTCGCTGGGCTTGAGACTGACGCGGCGCAGGCACTTGGGGCACGGCTTCGCGTTCGTCGGCAACTTGGCGTAGTCCACGAACTCACCGGAGCTGCAGTCGTGGCCGTCGGTGTGGTAGACCACGCTCCGGCCATTGATGAGCAGCAGGTACTTCGCCGTGGTCTTGGGGTTGGCGATTCGGTACAGGTCCATCGTGGTCCAGCGGGTGGACCAGTCGCGCTTCGTGGAAGCCGACGCCAGGTGCCAGCCGTTGAACGTGAACCGGTGCGTGCTCAAGATTATCTTGATGGGTTGGGCGGGCTTGCGGACTTCGAGCTCTTCGTCCGTGACAGTGGTAGTCTCGGTCATTTCACTCTCCCTTCGTGATGATCTTACCAGAAACCCCGGATGGTTGCCCATCCGGGGGTCCGGCCACTGTCAGTCGTCGAGGTTGCCGGTGAGTCCACGCTGGATGAAGTCGAACCGCTTCTGCAGCGTCTTCAACTCGGTCTGCGTCTGGGCCAGCTGCTTCCGCGCGGCCAGGGTTTCCTCCGTGGCCTCGGTCGCGAGCTCGAGCGCGGCGTCGCGGTCCTTGGCCAGGGTGACCAGCTGGTGATCCTGGTCGGCGGCGATCTTCTCGGTCTCCCGGAGCGACTTGATCTCGTCGGTGGCGAGTGCCAGGACGGCGAGGATGTCCAGCTTCCGCGCGTCCTCAGGCGTGGTGTGCTCGACGGAGGCCGGCGTGATGCCGGTCTTGAATACCTCGAGCCGCTTGGCGATCTCCTCGTCGAAGCAGATGCCGGGAACGATGATCTTCGTCTTCTTGCCCGCGTTGTCGAGGGAGTCCACGTACGTGAGCTGCTTCTCGTTGACCATGCGAGCGATGAACGCGCTGCGGTCGGTGGCCGGGATCGGCATGGGGAAGAAGCTGAGCGTGGAGTGGTTGATCGTGGTACTGACCGCCTGGCAGAAGCCGACGATCAGCTGGTAGATCTCCGCCGCGCGCTGCTTGCCATCCGCGTTGTTGGCGTCCTTCTGGCTCTTGGCTTCTTCCTGGGCCTGCTTCTGCGCCGCCTTGCGCTTCTGGGCTTCCAGGTACTTCCTCCCCGACAGGTACAGGTCGTTCATCGTCGGGTAGTACGAGTAGACGACCGTCTGGTGCCTACCCATCTTCTCGGCGACGTGGTTCCCGTTGACCTCGCCGGTCCTCTGGATCATCTCCGCGGCGATCTTGATCATCTCGTCGAGGGTCGGGTGGCTCGCCCGGTGGGTGGTCACCGCGTTCTGTGCGCCGAACACCCGGCGGCACTTGGTACCGGAGATGTCGGTCAGGCCGCAGGCGAACGGGTAGTCGGGCGGCACCGGCTGTCCGTCCTTGCTGAGTGTGAAGCTCTGGCGGCCGCGCACCACCTCGACGTCCCGCTGCTTGGGAGCGGCCGGCTTCGGCTTCGACGACGCCTTCTCGGTGATCGTCTCGACGGCGGCGACGAAGCTGAACGGTGCGACGGTTGGGGGTGCGACGGTGGGCTCCTTGTGAGTGATGGTGACCGGAGCCGGCGGCCGGGTCTCTCCGGCCTCTTCGGGGGTGAGCCGACGCTCGGTGTACGTGGCGACGGTGGTGCCCATGTTGGTGGGGGTGAGCGGGTTGCCGTCGTTCCAGACCTTGCGGATCCACCACTGCGGGGGCTTGGCACTGCCGCGGCGGTTGACGCACACCGCGTTGTGGCTGTACCGGAGGTAGGTGTTGATCCGGTGACCGAGCGACTGGCCGGTCTTGGGATCGGTGAGCGTGGCCTCGATGGGCCAGAGGTCGTGCACGACGGTCGCCATCGCGCCCTCCCACAGCCAGCCCTCTTCCTGCTGACCGGTGGCCGGGTTCTTGTGGTAGATTGTCTCTGCCGGCGTCGGGTTCTTCTCGACGTTCAGCAGGATCTTCTGGTGGACGAGGAAGGAGTTCGACTTCTCGCTGCCGTCCGTGACCTCGTCGAGGCCCTTGCCGCGCACGGTCACGCGCGCGATCTTCTGGAGTTCAGTCACCGGTGTTCCCTTCGTTCAGCTGTCTCGGTCTCGGCGCCGAATCCTCGGCGTTGTGTTCAACTTATCACCTGGTGGTACTGATGTACAGCGTGTTGGCTGACTGGTTGCGGCTGTTTACTGGCACGCGTGGGTGCGCGCACGTGCGTGTACGCGTGCGCGCGGAGGTGGACTCGTGGTGCTGCGCGTGGTAGGTTGGTACCACTGCCACGGGGAGACTCGTGACGGGAGAGAAGAGGGAGTGGCGCGAGCCACACAACCGTCGGTTTGCCCGGACCGGCGGACGAAGGGCGTCAGGTGTTTACACCTGGCGCCCTTCGTGTTATACTGGTAACAGCAGTTGATACAGTGCAACCGAGAGCGAGATGATCAAGATGAGCGGTGACCGAGACGAGAGGATCGCCGAGAACGACGATCGGGACGTGGAGCCGAACGTGGGGTTCTTCGGTCCGGTGCACAGCCGGTTCACCTGGGACGACGATGACCTGCCAGGTCTGATCTGGGTGGACGACGAGAACGATGATGAGATGGAGACCGGAAGTGGGACAGACTAGGCACAACGCGTTGAAGTGGCTGCCTGAACTGGTGGCCGTCCTGCTGGATGACTCGGAAGTGACGTCGACGCGGAAGCTTGGCGAGAAGTTGGGGATCACCGGCGAGTACGTCCGCCAGCTCGTGGAGACGCTGCCGTACCTGGAGCGGACGAGGGTCCGCGACCTGCTGGAGCAGAACCGGGCGCGGGCGCACGGCGTGGAGGCGTTCGGTGAGCTCAAGACCGTGGCGGCGTGGTCGCAGGACCCGCGGTGCCGGGTGACGCGGATCACGCTGCACGGCCGGCTCTACCACGGCTGGGACGTCGAGGAGGCGATCACCACTCCCCTGCTCCCCGCTGGTGGTGACCGCCCGTCGAAGCTGCCGCCCGACATCCCGACGGGAACGGTCTACCACCTGCGGGACCTGTGCGCGGCGGCGTCACTGGTGCGGGGTGGGACATCGATGGACTCGCCGAACCGCGCGGCGGCGCTGGAACGGGACAAGCTGGTGCGGGAGTTGGTCGACGCCGGGCACACCGCCCAGCAGATCGCCGACGAGACCGGGTACTCGCTGCCGGCGGTGCGGTTGTGGCTGCGGCACACGGCCAACGGGCGGGCGCGGTACGCGGCGTAACAGCTTGATCCTTAAACCCCCGGGACGTGATCGTCTCGGGGGTTTTTCATGTCCAGATGTTTACACGTGGGGCAATTCCGCGATGGTCATCTAGGGCACCGAAGGTATAGGATTGACTTACCTTCCGCTCCTGGGCAGACGACGACATCAGGGGCGGATTGTCCTCTTCTCTGCACGTGTGTGAATGGAGCGGCCGTGGTGTCTCTAGTGCCTGACGGTTCGGGTGGGTCAGATGGAGAGGGCGACGGGGGTCCGAGGCACCTCGGTGTCGGCTGGAAGTACCTGCCACTGCGGCGGGCCACGGAGGACGAGGGACGGCGGCCGGCATCACCGATGCCGTCAGCGTCGATGTCCGCGGAGGAGCGGACAGCTCGACGGGTGATCTGGGATGGGACCAGTCTGGACTGGGCGGGACTGAGTGGCGTCGTGAATAAGCAGGGCCTCGACGTTGGCATCCTTCCGGCGGTGTCGGGACTCGTGCTGCTGGACTGCGACGTGAAGCACTACTACCGCGAATCCGGGTTCGTCTTCCGCGAGGACGGGTCGGTCACGGTCGCCGACCTAGTCGATACCAGGTACGGCGTGGATGACCTGATGAAGCTGCTTCCGGAGATCGGGTTGGCGGCAACGGACATCGCCACGTACACGGTGAAGACGAAGTCGGGCGGCCACCACTTCTACCTCGGCGAGAATCCACGCGTGAAGCTGCGGACCACGGGGCACCGCGAGGACTGGCGGGTGGACGTGATCTCCCACAACGACGGCGCTGACCGGTCGTGGGCTGCCGCGCCACCGTCCCTGGGGTACGAGGTCGTGCGTGACCTGCCGGTGCGGGAGATGCCGGACCAGCTGGCTGTCTGGCTCCGGGACGAGCTGCCCCGGCGTCCGCGTCCGGGTGGTGAGAAGCGCAGGGCCCTCGAGAAGCAGGCGCTCGACGCGCGAGACGTGATGCTCGCGGCACCGTACGGGGCGGGTGCCGTGGACGCGGAACTGGACGGCAGTCTTCCCGCGTGGCGGCGGTACGTGACCTTGATCCTCGCGCTGGTGCGCGTGGCTGACCAGCACGGCGGCTGGAACAACCAGGTGTACGCGACGGCGAAGGACCTGCTGCAGCTCGGGTACGGGGTTGACACGGTGACTCGGTGGATCTCGGAGGTGACCCCGCCGTGGACGGATGGTGACCGTGCCGTGATCGCGCGCACGGTGCGGTCGGCGATGGCGGCGATCCGTCGGGAGAGTGGCAAGTGACCAACACCGGCAGCTTCGAGTACGACGACATCGCCGGGATCGTGGGGAATGAGCCACCACCGTCGCAGGTGAAGACGGTAACGGCGGTGGACGCGGGTAACGGTGACGGCGGGCAGGTGTCGCTGTCGCTGGAGGAGACGATCGGTGACCTGCACTTCCAGCACGACGTGCAGACGCGGACCCAGGACCAGGCCGGCATGGCGGAGCTTCTGGCTGCCCAGGTTGGGCCGCTGCTGGGTTGGGACGCGGAGCAGCAGCGGTTCTACGCGTACGACACGACGTATCGGCACTGGGTGCTGGACGGTGTCCGCAGTGAGCAGATGCGCCGGTACGTGCGCGCGCTGTCGATGAACGTGCGACTGGCGTGCCAGCGAGAGGTTGACCAGCAGGGCTGGCCGTTGCTGGTGGCGGACGGGAAGGACGACGAGCGGAAGGAAGCCAAGGAGAAGATCGCGTCTACCATGGCCTGGTACCGGATCTTCTCGAACTCGGGCGCGCGTGGGGTGGTGAGCGCCCTGGAGCACACGGTGCAGAAGGTCCAGGGCACGGACTTCGACCGGGACTCGGCGCTGCTGCACACCCTGTCGGGAACGTACGACGTGCGCACGGGTGAGCTGCGGGAAGCGAGGCCGGAGGACCGGATCACGAACCGCGTGGACGTCCAGTACCGTCCGGAGCTGGCGGCGGACGGCGTGGAGCTCGAGGACGTGGCACCGCACTTCGCGCAGTTGCTGCGACGGACGTGCGCGGCGCCGGGTGAGGTGACGGATGGCGTGGCGTGGGACCGGCTCGCGGCGCTGCAGCGGGTGCTCGGGTACGCGCTGCACGGGTCGAACCCCGAGAAGAAGATGTTCATCCTCATTGGCGCGACGGACATCGGCAAGAACCAGGTGCTCGAGATCGTCGGTGACGTCCTAGGGAGTGGCTTGGCGTGCCTGTCACTGCGGCCCAACATCATCGTCAAGCGGCGTGGTGACCGGCACGACGCGGACGAGAGTCTGCTCATGGGGAAGCGGCTCGCGGTCGTGAACGAGTTGACCAGCACGATGCGCCTGGACGAGGAGCAGGTGCTCCGGCTGGTGAACCCGGAGGGGTCGGTGGTGGGCCTGCGGAAGATGCGCCAGGACATCACGAACGTCCTCGCGACCTGGGCCATGTACACGACGACGAACGAGCTCCCGATGGCGAACCTGACCCCGCAGGTGGTGAACCGCCTGGCCGTGTTGCGGCTGTCGAAGATCCCCGTGCCGAAGACGGACCAGTACGACGTGAAGGCGGCCGTGCTGGGGGAGGAGCGGGAGGCCGTGTTCGCGTGGCTGGTGCGGTGGTGGCGGGAGTGGTGGGTCGCGCGGGAGACGTTCGGGGCAGCGACCGGACTCGTGATCACGTCGGAGATGCGGATTGAGCTCGCTGCGTACCAGGCGGAGAACCTCGGGGTGACGGAGATGTTCTTCGCTGAGCGATGTGAGGCAGTGCCGGTCGCGATGAAGGACCTGAAGTCACCGGGCATCTTCTGGAACGCATTCCAAGCGTACGTGAAGGTACAGCACCCAGACGAGAGTGTCAAGTACTTGCGGCGGAACGCGTTTTACAAGGCGTTGGAGCAGTTGCCTGGTGTGACCATCGTGCGTGACCAGGGGGCTGACGGGAAGACCAGGATTCGCGGTGTGGCTGGGCTGCGGTTGATGGAAAAGACCGTGGAAGACCCGCTGCAGACGACGGAGACGATCATGACGGCGTACTCATTGGAGTAGTTGATCTTAGTTTGGGGACAAGAAGGCGGTCTTTCTGCGGAAGACCGCCTTCTCCCGTCAAAAGACCAGAAAAAGACCAACATGATCAACTTTAGAGGACAATCCATCTACCTGGGTCTATGACAGTCTACTCTAGATCTTTCTGGTCTTTTAGGTCTTTTGGTCTTTTAGTTAAAGGTTAAGGCTGTAGAGATGAAAGTGATGATCTAGAGCGGTTTTAGCGTATACGCGGTCATAGTAGCAAAAAAGACCAAGAGACCTAAAAGACCGAGACCAGGTGGCAACTGAAGATCATCCACCAGCTGGACGGTGATGGTCGGGTGGGTTGATGGGGTTATATAATGTACCCAGAAGCGGGAGCAACCCGCGGATGAGAGTGGAGACGGGATGGAAACGACGATCAAGTTGTCGGCCGACCAGGTCACGGCGGTCGAGACGATCGTGAGTTGGTACCAGGGCATCCCGGTGACGGACATCGCCCACTTCTGCGACGAGGGGACGAGAGAGACCGAGGAAGCCGGTGGGTGCCCGCGGGGCGCGCATACCCACGGACGGGCACACGAGTACCCGGTGATGAGTCTCGGTGGACTGGCGGGAACGGGGAAGACGACGGTGATGGGGGAGATCACCAAGCGTCTCAAGGCACAGGTCGCGTACTGCGCGCCAACGCACAAGGCTGCGGCGGTGCTGCGTCGAAAGCTGCCGGACGTGGAGAAGACCGCCGAGGACGGGACGACGTACACGGCACGGCCAAACGTCTCGACGTACCACGCGTTGATCTACTACCCGCACACCTACTACTACTGCGACCGGTCAAAGCTGGACGTGGTAGAGGACGATGAGGCGGGTGGGGCAGCGGCGAAGGCGTGGGTACCGTGCGGGGAGCATCATGGACTGGACTGCAAGGTCCGCGAGCGCCTCGTGTTCGAGAAGCGCGCGTACTTGGGCGGCTGGAAGCACGTCATCATCGTGGACGAGTCGTCGATGGTGTCGACGGAGCAGATCAACGACCTTCGGAGTTTCGGCGTGCCAGTGTTGCTCGTGGGCGACCACGGGCAGTTGCCACCGGTAAAGGCGGACATGAACCCCTGGATCAAGACTCCCACCGCGTGCCTCGAGATCAACCACCGGCAGGGTGAGGGTGCCTCGATCACCCAGCTGGCACACTCGGTGCGGAACGGCCACACCGTGGGACTGATGGACGCCTCGTCGGAGATTGGCGTGCTGTTCCGCGCCCTGCACGGTGACCACGTGACGGCACTGTTCGACCGCTTCGAGTGTGGGCCGCGCCGCGTGGTGATCACCTGGAAGAACAAGACCCGCGTCGCGATGAACCAGCTCATGCGCTCGAAGACTGGCGACCCGGATGGGCTGCCACGCGTTGGTGATCGCGTGATCTCGCTCGCTGGTGCCCACCTCTTCCCGTTCATCAGGGACAAGGAGGGCGAGCTGAAGATCAGCCGCAACCTGAGCCACCGTATCTACGTCCACAATGGGCAGACTGGTACGGTCACCGCCGTGGGTGAGCGGGACAAGCAGGGTCTTACGATTGGGCTTTCCATCGCCCTGGATGACGTGCGTGACTGTCAGGGCGACGACGCGGTCGTGTTTACCCACGCCGCGGTTCACCAGTTCAACGAGTACTCGGCGCTGCCACTCAACAGTCAGCTGCGCCCACCCAAGACGTACTCTCTGCCCTGGACGATGTGGGACTACGGCTACGCGATCACCGCCCATAAGGCGCAGGGGAGTGAGTACGACGACGTGATCGTCATCGACGAGAATCCCATGGACTACGAGCGCTGGGTCTACACGGCCGTGACCCGCGCCGCGCGACGCTTAGTAGTCGTCAAATGGTAGAGCGCTGGCACTGGTGGGTAGACTGTGACGTGCCGGGTTGCTACAGGTGCCTGTGGTGGGACATCTGCTGGGCACTGGCGGAGATGAGGATCTACGTGGTGCCACCGAGGCAGCCGTGAGACCGTTCAACGTCGACCGGATGCGGAAGCGCGTGGGGGAGTACGTCGCCGCGCGCCGCTACATCGAGGCGGTGAAGGCGCCGATGAGCGAGGCGACGATCACGGCGTTGATCGAGGCGCTGAGGAGTGGCGACGTGCCGGTGCGGAAGGTGAGGCGAAGGTGACGAATAACTTCGGCGTGTCGATGCCACATCGCACCTTCCTCAGCACCGGCCCCAACACGCCACTCTACCAGGGGATCTACAACGACCGCGATGCGGGCCTCATGACCCGCTACACGGGCTCGCTCTACCTGGCCAGGTGCCAGGGTTACCACAAGGTCGGCTTCACGCAGAAGACCGCCACGGCCCGCGTGAAGCAGCTGGAGCACGGCGGCCCGTTTCCTGTGGAGTTGGTGCACGAGGCCGACGGCACCAAGTGGGATGAGTGGTGCTGGCACCAGCGCCTGTGGCGGCACCGGGTCAGGGGTGAGTGGTATGATCTGCCAGGGACGATCGTGGAGGAGTTGATCAGTTCGTGGTAACCAAACGACGGCTGTGGTGGACGTACGTCGCCGGCATCGCCATCGGACTCTACGGTGGAGTGATCATCGGGGCGACGCTGTGGTGGCGCCGGTGAGCGCCACCTGGAAGCAGGATCCGCTGTTCCCCTTGTGGTGGGTGGGAGCGCTGGTGAGGTTGCGTGGTGCGGACGACCCGTGGTGCTGCTGGGGCCGGGTGGAGGGGCACGTGAATGATCACTGGGTGAAGGTGTCGTGGAGCTGGCTCCACTTCCGCAACCACGCGCACGTGCTGGACACGGTGCACGAGGACAATCTGGAGTACGTGAAGTGGTGATGGAGAAGACTTCTGCGCCCTGGGACGATGAGCAGATACGTTCCTTGAACACCTATCAGCAGTCAGGTGTGTGGCACCCATTCACCTGCGGCACGGGGCACCACGAGGACGGTGAAGTGCTGCTCGTAGCGAGTCCATCCGGCTGGATGTGTGAGCGTGACGACTGCGACTACGAGCAGTACTGGGCGTGGGCGTGGATGGCGGATTGGAGCTGGAGGAAGATCGAGCGGTGAGTAAGACACCGAGAGCCCGCCACGAGTGCGACGGGCTCCGGGTGGGCGGTGATCAGGCGGCGCTGACGACGCGGTCAACCGCTGCCTTGCGCGTGGTGTGCGCGTAAGCGAATCCGATCTGCTCCTGGGAGCCGTCCTCGTTGACCTTGACGGGGATGTACTTGCGAGTCTTGCCAATCTGGATCACACCCACGTAGCCGATCACCTTACCGTCGGCGAGGACGTTGATCGTGTTCTGGCTGATCTTCTGGAGCTTGATCGTGGCGTTCATGTTCTTCTCCCTCTCGGTTTCCCTGACCTGGTAGTACCAGTATACCCTCTCAGGTGTCAAATGTAAACACCTGAGAGGGCAGACTTCAACGCACTCCACGCTCCAGCAAGATCACCACCGCCACCAGCAGCCCCCACCAGGCGAGCCTGGCGAGGACGCGGGCGACGAACTCCCTGATCACTGCCCCTCCGGGAGCCGCAGCTGCTGGGCCTCGAGCTCCTCGAGCTCCACGCGAGCCAGCTGGGCGTGGAACTTGGTGGGCTCCGCGTCGTAACCGGCAGCCTCGAGGCGCTTGGCGTCCCGCTCGAGGTTCTCCACCTCGGTAGCCTTCTCGAAGATCTTCTTGATCGACACTGTGTCTCCCTCTCGGTTCCTGGCTGGTAGTACCATCATACCACGAGTCCCCTCAAATGTAAACACCTGAGGGGGCTCGCCGCCTGCTACTTCGCACCCAGCGCGATCGCCTCCCGGATCACCTGGAAGGCCTCGAAGTAGGCAACCTCACCAGCGGCGATACGGTCGGCGCCGTACTTGCCGGCCATCTGCTCCAGCAGCGACGGAACCGCGATCATCATGCAGTCGTACATCGCCTGGGCGTTCTCGGCGGTGACTTCGATCTTCTCGCTCACTGTGGCTCCTAGTCTCGTTTCCGTGTTCTGGTACCATCATACCACGCATCGCCACAAATGTAAACACCTGCCAGCATCCAGCGTGCGCGCACGCGAAAGCCGCCCCACGTGGGGGCGGCTCGCGGAGCGACGCTCCTTACTTGAACACGTAGTACATGGTCTTGCGGGTGGGGACCTCACCGCTCAGTTCACCCGCGTCGTTGATCCCCACGACGGTGCCGCCACCCAGCGACCGCCCCGACTGGTCGGCGTGGAACTCGTGGTAGCTGCCGAGCGCGTACTCCGAGCCCAGTGAGCCGCAGCTGCGGACGGTGATCAGCCGGCCGTTGGTCCGCTTGATCACGTACAGGACGTCGGTCTCGTCGTAGCACCAGTGGCCGGCCGGCGTGGCGGGGCTGATCGCGTCGTCCACCTTGAGGATGGCGTCTCCCTGGAAGCTCACGATGATCTCTTCTCTCTCGTTTCCGTGTTCCTGCCTGGTAGTACCATCATAGCACCTCCACGCTCAAATGTAAACACCATTCCAGACCAAGTTGCGCTGGCATCCAACCGCGCGTGGTGGTACGATGTACACAGAACACGGAACCGAGGAGGAACACGTGAAGACCCCGATGATCACCGTCGAGTTCAACAAGACCGACTACAAGTGGCACGCCAGGTGCGACAAGTGCGACGCCAGCGTCGCCTCCGCGCACACCGCCGACGCGCCGCGCCTCACGAACCTGGTGCAGGGCGCGCTGAAGCACGTGGCGGAGGTGCACGGTGCCTAAGAGCTACGTGCATCGCTCTACCTCTACTACCGCGGAGGTGGTGATCTGGAACGGGCACAACCACGAGGAACTCCAGGACTTCATGGGTGACAAGTTGCTGGTCAAGTTCCAGTACGCGACGTCACTCGACCTGCAGGCGGCCTTCGTCAAGATCAACGGTGGCTGGCGAGTCGTGCGCGTAGGACGCGCCGTCGTCAAGCACGATGGTACCAACCGCGTGAGCGTGCTCAGGCAGGCAACCCTGGAGCAGAGGTACGAGGAGGTGCACGGTGGCCAGTAACCAGACCGGCGAGGCCTTCGCCCGCGAGCTGCGGAACCTGCTCAACCGCGCACTGGCAGCCGGCGTGCACCTCACCGGCAGTTACGGTGACGGCGAGCCGCAGACGTACACCGTCGAGTGGCGGAGCGACGAGAACAACTTCTGGCAGACCCGCGAGGTGAAGCTGGGAGACAGCCACAGGTGGGAGGCGCGAGGACTGTGAGGCGCCTGACCATCAAGCATGACCGCGATCACCTGGTCATCGGTGACAACCACTGGAACCTGATGATGATCGACACCAGTGACCCCCACGAGCAACCGGCGCTGGTGGGGTACGGGTCATTCGAGACCTGCCGTTCCACCGCCGCCGGTCTCGTGGACCTCGCGAGGAAGACGGGACTACGACCGTGAGCGTCGAGGCCATCGCCCGCGAGGAGCAGTTGCGACAGAACAAGGAGAGTGAGAAGAAGTGACCACCACCGAAAGCGCCACGCCGAAGGACCTGCCCGAGCCCTACGCCGACTACGACGAGGACTACTACGACGTCGCGCAGTACATCAGCGACGACGAGGACGAGCTGCAGGACTGGGACTTCTGGAAGGCACAGGACGCCGTCGACCGCGCGAAGGAGCTCAACGAGATCTACAAGACCAACGTCTACCGCGCCGTCAAGGTTCGGCGACGGGTGGAGTTCCGGCCGGTGAGGGACACGGACCGGTGAGCGGCAAGCCGGAGCAGGTCATCCTGGACACCGCGATCATCGAGGAGCCCCACGCCATCGACACGCGTGGGTACAGTACCCTCGACATCTACGACCCGTCGGAGGGCCACCTGCTGGCTCTCATGAAAGCGCAGGACGAGTTCCACCGGAAGTACGGCGACATCAGCGACGGCGGCCTGCACCTCACCTACTTCGACCAGGGCGAGGGTGGTGCCGTCATCCACTTCGAGGACTACGACGCGCACTACCTGCGGATCTTCATCGCCCTCGTCCCCACGTGGGTGTGGAAGAACACGCGGGTGAGTTTGGAGATCAACGAGTGACCGAGACTGAGCAGGAACTCCAGCAGCGCATCGACCTGGCACTGCACCTGATCAACAAGGTGCTGCCCGGCGCCATCCAGAAGGACGCGACGGCGATGGTGCTCATGTGCGAGACGCTACAGGTGATCTTGACGCTGCCGGCTGACCGGACCGTCTCCCTGCTGGAGTTCATGAACGTCATAGCGCAGACGCTGCGGTGACGATCCACGTGCCAGACTGGCTCGTGTACGCGGCGTTGGGTGCCGGCGGTGTCATCGCCCTCGCGATGATCGTCGTCGGCGTCTACGCGCTCATCGTCGCGGTCAGTTTCACGAGAGGGATGAAGTGAGCACCGACGAGCGATTCCACGAGGACGACCGCGTGGCCGACGCGGAGACCGGTGCACTTGGCACCATCGACTGGGTGGTGAGGATGATCGCTGACGGCGGGTTCCAGCGGGCGTACCTGGTCAAGTGGGACGACGTCGCTGGTGACAGCGAGGGTGACCTGCGTCGTGCCGACACGTTGCGGAGAGCGGAAGAGGGATGACGGGTCAATTGAGGATCATCGCCCAGCTCTGTAAGCTGCTGGACGAGGCGGAGACGCACGACGTCTCCATCTACGGCAACGAGGATGGAGACGAGTTCCAGGTGAGCTGGTGGACGCGCGGCGAGACGTCGTCTCGCCACTACAACTACGTCCTCAGGCAGGACGCGGAGGGCTGGAACGGCACGCCGATCGGGATGACTGAGTGACCAGCTTCTACGGCGGTCTCGCGATCTCCTGCCTCACCTGGTTCATCGCCGGGATCGTCCTCGGCTGGCACCTCCGAAAGTGGCGGCGGAAGTAGACAGCAAAAGCAACGGCCCCCAACCGGGGGCCGTTGCCGTTTGCGCACTGAGCAGTTAGCTCTGCGAGTCCCACTGCTCCACGAACTGCGCGGCCACGTGACGCCTGGCCTCCCACATGGCGCGAGATACCGCGGACGGGGTGGTGCCGGTGTCGCGGAGCGTGCGGTTGAGCTCCTTCATGACCGCCTTGAGCGCCGTCTCCGGAGTCACTCCGCCGCTGACGAGCGACTGCAGGCGGTGCCAGACGCGGTGCTGCTCCTGCCGCTCCAGCAGCGCATCCATCGAGAAGCTGTCCACCTCGGGGAACTCCCCGCTCAGCTGGTCCTTCACCGACGCGGCCACCGCGTCCAGGCGCTGCTTGGTCATCCTCACGTAGAACGCGATCTCTTCGGCGGTGATCGTGTGGTTCACTGATTCTCCTCGGTGTCGGTTCGTGCTCTGGTCCCATCGTACCATCCACGCCTGCAAGTGTAAACAGCACTGGACACTACGCCAACAAGTGGTTACATTTACCTCGACACGCACGGACACACCGGAACCGAGAGGATCACGCCATGCAGACCCGCGCACCCCACGTCCCAGTCGCCCACCAGCGGCACCACCGTGCCTACGCGGCCCGAACGATCGAGCGCAACTGGGTTGACTACGTCACCTACGGCCTCACGTGGTTCGGCGTGGTGATGATCTTCGCGCTCGCCGCCACCACGCAGTGGCGCGGTGGCAACTGACTCAGTCACCTGGTACGATGTATTCACGAGAGAGGAACCGAAGTGAACGAGATGATCACCTTCCGTCGCGCACTCGGCATCAACGCCGCACACGGAGTCCCCAGCGTACTCAACGCCACGTACGCCCAGCTCTGCCGGGCGTTCAACGACGGCACCTTCGCGCCGCGCAACGTCGCGGTCAGCATGGCGCGGTGGGTGGTGACCACGCCGGATGGCGAGGTCGAGATCTACGACGACCGGGTCGGCACGTGCTACGCGCCAGACGGCCTGGAACGCTGCGAGATCACCACCTGGATGGTCCGCGCCGACACGAGCGCCGCGATCGCCACCGCCCTGGAGCGCCTCGGCAACGCCAATCCTAAGAGCCCGAGGGACTTCGGATGACCGACGAGCCCAGGGTCGTCACCCGCGTCAAGATCCCCGCGGACCACGTGTGCCGGATGCCGTCCGTCTACCAGACGCCACTCGGCACCGTCATCGAGTGCCCCACGTGCCACCGGTGGTGGATACTCCGGCGCACCTTCAACGTGCGTGACTGGGAGCCGGTGGGCTACTGGATGCGTCGCAAGATCAAGAAGTTACTGGAACGAGAGGCGAAGAATGATGGATGACAAGACGAGGGATGCGCTGCTCGGCGGCGCGCGGATCATCCTCGACGAAGTGCGTAATCGCCTCCGCGACGGGGAGTACCTCCCGTCGCAGAAGAAGATCGTGCGCAACCTCGAGCAGCTCACCGACGTCATCGGGCAGCTGGTCCAGGCGGTGTTCGGCGAGGACGAGACACCACAGGACGCCGAGCCGATGCCGAAACTCAGGGTCGGTGACCGGGTCACCACGATCGCGCAGCTGCACGCCCTGGCGGCGGTCGGGAAGAAGCCCGTCCTGCTGATCGACAAGGACCAGGACGTCTGGGAGTGGCAGCCGGGGGAGGACGGTGACGACCCCGGTGAGGGCAACTGGTGGTACACCGCGAACGGCATCAACACCGGCTACACCTCCCAGACCCTGCTCCGCAGCGACTGGCACCCGTTCACCATCTTCCACCTCCCCGAGGGAGAGTAACGATGCCCGACATCAGTGACGGCGGCGACAACCCCCGTCCGAGCGGCTGCTGGCCGACGCTGAAGGCGGACCAGTTGTACATCTTCGTGGCACTGCTCAACGTCGCCAGCATCATCGGCAACGTCGTGCACCACCACTGGACCGACGCGACCTGGTTCTACCTGGCCTGCGTCATCTTCTTCGCCGGCGTGGTCGCCAACGACGTGCGGAAGGCAGTCAAGCGCCGTGCCTGAGGACGAGATCCCCGTGGAGGAGCGCTACCGGCGGCAGGCCAAGGCCGCCGTCGACGCAGCGCGTGCCGCCCTGGGACCCACGTACAGCGGCGCTGAGACGATCGCCAAGTGGGAGGTCACTGGCCGCATCGCCGTCGCGCTGATACTATCGGATCGGAAGGGAGACTGAGATGAGCGAGTTCTTCAAGCCGGGCGAGACATACGTGCAGGACGAGCCGTACCGCGCGCCGGAGATTCTCGGCGTGTTCAAGTGCGAGGTCGTGCGGGACAGCCCCAACCTGGAGCACCCCGGCCAGTGGGCGTTCGGCTGGGCGACGCAGGCGTATCCGGGCACCAACTGGCGGCCCAGTGCCTTCCCCGCGGACGCGTGGGAGGCGGGCTGGCTGCCGGCGGAGTTCAACGGCGAAGTGTGGATCTCGAGGAGTGCCGATGTTCCCGAGTAGACTCTGGATGCTGTGGACGATGCTCGTCGCCGAGTGGATGACGATGGTCACCGCGACGTGCATCACCGTCATCACGCCCAGTGAGGCCGGGATCCCGTGGTACATCCCCGCGTGGGGTGGATTCCTGGTGATCTACTCGGCAGTCATGGCCCAGATGACCATCGGACGGATCAAGGACGTCAGGGGGAAGTAGTGCTCAACTACCACTCGCTCCACTGGTGGATCCAGATCTACCTGGACGTCGCCCTCGTCGAGTACGGTCAACTGCTGGGGCGTGACCAGGTCAGGAACTTCGGGAAGAAGGTCGACCTCCCCGTTCTGATCATTACCCGCCTCCTGCTGGTCATCGCCGCCGTCCTCTGGCCGGCGACGGAGCTCGTCTCCCTCGGCATGTCGTGGGGCGGGAACGACTAGAAGTGAAGACCTGGTATATCGCTCGCACCAAGGACGGCTTCCAGCTCGACGTGTGCGAGAACAGCATGCGAGGCGCGATCATCGCCGAGATCATCGAGGGCGCCGACCTGGAGTGGTGGGGGAAGTACAAGAACCTCCCCTTCTGCTGGATCAACCCGTGGGGTTGGACGTTCCACGTCGGCACCGAGGAGCACAACCTGGGCGGTTGGTGGATGGACGTCGGCAACGCCGTCCTGAACTACGCCTGGAAGATCAAGAAGGAGCGTACCGTCACGAGCTTCCCACTCACCCAGGAGCAGGTTGAGACGCTGTTCCCGGGTGACTGGAAGTGGTTCGCGGACACGCTGGACCTGGAGGGAGAGATCGAGGATGACGATCAACCAGAGAGTAACCCACTGACCTGATCATCGTTGTACCAGGTGACGGGCATCACCGAGGAGGAACGAGCGTGGACCACTATGCCGTGGCGTACTTCGACTACTTCTGGCGGCTGCTGTGTACGAGCTGCGTCAATCCCGACGGCAGTTACGTGACCGTGGCCGCCAGTGGTAATCTCGGCCCGGAGGACGCGACGAAGTTCGCGAACGCGGCCGTGGTCCACGAGTACGAGAGGCACCGAACAGATCGTGAGACGATGTGACGTGTGTGGCCGCCGGATCTGGTGGCCGTTCCAAGTGGTCGTGGCACTCAACCCGACCGGCAAGCACGGGTCGGGTTGGGTGGAGCACGAGAAGTGTTACTTCAAGGAACTCGAGAGGAACCTGAATGGTAAAGCGTCTTCCTAGCGGTAACAGCGGCACGGGCAAGGGCAGCACCGTCGGCAACTGCGCGGTCGTCGCGCTCGCTGGCGTGGGCTCCATGGGTGTGATCGTTGAGACGCTGATCAAGGTGGTGACTAGGTCGTGACTGAGAAGAAGATCGACGAGAACGGCGAGATCAGCTACGGCTGCATGAACGGGTGCAGCGTCATCGGGCTGGTCGGCTTGCTGCTCGCGGCCCTCGTGGGACTCCTCACGAGGGAAGCACGCCGTGGCTGACGGGCCACTCGGGCCGAAGACCAGCGCCTGCTCATCGTGCGCGGTGTCGGCGGCCCTCACCGGTCTCTTGACCGTCACCGTGGCGGTCAAGATCCTGAATAACCTGACTCAGAGAGGGAACGTGAAGTGAACAAGGCAAGTGGTAACGGCGTCGCCCAGGGTGGCTGCGCCAGCGGTACGTGCGCCCCGGCCGCGGCGATCGGCGGCCTGATGGTCGTCCTGGCGGCCAAGCTGATCCCGAAGCTGATGCACCGTGGCGACAAGTAACGAGGAGAGCCTTCGGGAGCTCGACGAGGCGCTGGGTGAACTCCACCGGGACGACCCCGGGCACCAGGCGCTGATGAAGCGCGTCCGCTCAGCACACCAGTACGAGAACGACACCACGCCGATCCCCTGCGTCGTCTGTGACAAGCCGATCCCGGCGATCTACCGCGGCGCCCGCCAGCCGTCGGGAGCGGTGACGTTCACCAGCCGCGGCAACTACGGCAGCGCGGTGCTCGACAACATCGCGCTCGCGCACGTGGAGATCAACGTCTGTGATCCGTGCCTGGTCACGGCCGCGCAGCGCGGGCAGGTCCGCGAGGTACTGCCGCTGCCGCGTCCCCAGCAGCAGTTCCGCGTCAAGAACTGGGAACCGCCCGAGATTGAGAGTGAGGACGAGACGTGACCTGGCTTTCCATCGCCACGCTCGTGGCAGCGCTGACGATGGGCGCGTTGTTCGCGTTCGTCGTCTGGCGGAACCACCGACTCTTCAAGGGCGTCGTCGATCACCCCATCGACGTGTCCAAGGGTGTCAATCCGCCCAGGCACGACAGTCGCAGCCGTCGCCAGATCCGCGAGCGGTGGGGTGACGGTGCGGGTGTGGACATCGGCTGGGACCACAAGTGGGACGCGAGGCCGTCCGAGTGATCGCGCTGTCCGTCGGGTGCTTTCTGGCTGGGTTCAGCTCAGCCTTGGCACTGATGATCTACCTGAACGCCAAGCCCGACGCCCCCGTTGACGAGTCCGAGCCGACGAGTAGTTTACAAGTGCGCCGCCGGGTGATACTGTCATCCGACGACAGGCACGAGCCAGAAGAATGACCCCGAAAAGTAGGGAACTGACCTTGAATCGCAAGAAGAGGATCACGATCGCCGCTGCCGTCACCGGTACCGCGGTCGCCGCCGGATCGCTCGGCATCGCCAACGCAGTGAGCAGTACCCCGTCCATCTCCACGATCGCCGCGGGCACGCTGTACCAGTGCTTCGAGAACGTCTACGGCGTCGCGAACAGCCCCATCTACGACTACAAGCCCGCGAGCTGCCCGTCCTCGAAGCACGGCGACTACCTGCGGACCTGGAACCAGGTCGGACCGACCGGCGCCACGGGGGCAACCGGCAAGACCGGCGCCACCGGTCTCACGGGTGCCACCGGTCTCACGGGTGCCACCGGGTTGACCGGCCCGCAGGGTCTGCAGGGTCTGCAGGGCACTCCCGGAACCAATGGAACCAACGGCACGAACGGGACCAACGGCAACACGGTCATCGCCAGCGCGGGTGCGCCGGACAACACCATCGGCGTCGTGGGTGACCTGTACCTGGACACGAACACCTACCAGGTGTACGGTCCCAAGACCGCGAACGGCTGGGGTCCCGGCGCGTCGCTGATCGGCCCAACCGGGCCGGTTGGACCTCAGGGTCCACAGGGTGCGACCGGCGCGGCCGGTACCAACGGAGTCGACGGCCAGGATGGCGCCACCGGTGCGACTGGCCCGCAGGGTCCCACGGGACCGCAGGGTCCAACTGGCGCCACCGGAGCGACGGGTGCGACTGGGGCCACGGGAGCCACCGGTCCTCAGGGCCCGTCGGGGGTGCAGGCCGTCTCCAACGAGAGCAGTAACGCGACGCTGACCAACATCGGCGGCAGTTGGACCAAGGGACACACCGACGTCCACGACTTCACGCTGGGCGCGGGTACCTACCTAGTCACGCTGACCGGTGACTTCTACGAGAATACGGCGACAACCGCGACGCCGGTCCTCCAGATCCAGCTCAACGGCGCCGACAAGCAGCTGACCGGCTATACGGACCAGTTCCCGTACAACGCGGCCATGGCCGTAGGTGCGGTCAACGACGTCCCGAATGGTCTCGAGCAGACCGCCGTGGCTGAGGGGATCATCACGCTCACCTCCAGCACCACGCTGGAGATCGACGCATTCGGCTACAACGCCGATCGCGGTAGCGAGGGTAGCGGTGACTTCGCGGTGAATGCCACCGCGGACATCGTGCAGTTGACGCCCGCCTCGTGACCCCCCTGGCACTACGTCATCCTCACGACGATCGCCGTCACGTTCATCGTCACCGGCAGCGTCATGTTCGCCACGGGATGGCACTCGTACCGAAAGCGTAACGAAGATCAGTGACACGGCCCCGCCCACCCAGGGCGGGGCTTTCCCACGAGGTGGAGACGAGACCGAGATGAACGAGAACCCGAACGAGATCACCGCCGAGCTGCCAACCGAGATCACGCTGCCGGACGGCGACAGCACCGAGACCTACTCCGTCTACGACGAGTGGCTCAGCGAGTACCGCACCGTACCGTCCATGCCGCGCATCCCGGCGTCACTGCAGCAGCCAGCACGGCGGCGACCCGTGAAGGTCAAGCCGAACCGCCGTCCCATCCCGCGGTCCGTCTGGGTATTCGCAGCCGTGGGCCTCGTGGTCACGGCTGCGTCGGCTGCCGTGGTCCTGTACACGAACGCCGGCCTCACGTCCAGTCCACCGCCCGTGCCGCTACCCACGCACGCGGCATCAGCCACCGCCGGCGGCACCATCACGATTCCCACGGACGGCGCGGTGCTGCCACCGCCACCCGCGCCAACCACGCACCGTGCGCCTGCGTACGTGCCACCCACGCACGCGCCCAAGCCGAGCCCACCAGCGCCCACGCACTCGTACGTGCCGCCAGCCGTGCCCAGCACGACGGTAGCCGCGAGCAGCAGCGGCACTACGAGCAGCGCGAGCGCGAGCACGAGCAGCACCCCAACCAGTACCGGCAGCGACGGTAGCAGTAGCACGAGTACCGGTGCCAACCCGAACGGGAGCCAGTCCACGTAGCGTGCCTGGATATACCCAGCCGCCGTGCACGTGCCCCACGCTGCCCACGTGGGCCCACCTGGGCACGTTGCACGCTGCCGCTCCCAGTAAAAGCCCAGGTCGGAGGGTGTGTACATTAGCTCCCAGCCAGGGTATATTGGTCCTAGCAGCAAGGAACCGGGTAAGCAACCGGGAACCGAGCTACCTTGAAAATTCCAGAGAGGAAACGATCATGATCGTGAGCATCGTGCTGGATTGCATCGACGGCCAGAACCTGGTTGGGGAGCAGTTCACCGAGAGCGGTCCGGTAACCATCGAGCTCCTGGAGCTCGTCGGCCCCGGCGGCGGCAACCCGGTCGTGAAGGTCGAGGGCACCGCGCCGCGCGTGCTGGACTGGCTGCTCACCGAGTACACGGCGGGCAACCTGGACGAGGCGCTGGAAATCCTCGGCCCGAACGGCAACGCGGACCGCAAGCTCAGCTAACGTGGGAGCCCGGGCTTCGGCCCGGGCTTTCTGCTGTTTACAAATAGCTCCACAGCTGGTACGCTAGAACCAGGAACTCGGAAGGAGGAAGAGTGGACGTCAAGCCGAAGCACGAGCACTACGATCCCGACACCTGCACCCACGCGAGCGTGGTCATCCTCGCCGGCCGCCGGGTGTGCAACTCCGGCTGCGGCGCGGACCTCGGCCCCGCGTAGTCTGCACTGAGAAAGCTCGGCTTCGGCCGGGCTTTCTCTTTGTCTCATGTGTGTACAATCACCACCGCGGGTGGTATGGTAGTACCAGAACACGGAACCGAGACCGACTAGGGAGAATCATGAGCCAGACCAAGGTCTACTTCAACCGCAGCCAGTGGATCCGCTTCCGGGCGGAGCAGCTCGCCCTGCGGGCCCGTCCCGAGATGTTCATCGCGGCGTACGCCGCGCGCTCGGCGAGCTTCGGCTTCGAGGACTACAACACCGCCAACCAGGCCTTCCGCACTTTCCTGCAGCCGTACATCGACGAGGCCCGCCGCGCGTGGGAAGCCGAGGGCAAGGCCTGGTACGAGCACACGTACCTCCACAACTACGGCCTCAAGACGGAGCTGCAGGCCCTGGTGGCGCACGACGCGAACGTCGATCCGTTCGAGGACGACGAGGACGAGGACGAGAACGACGAGTGTGAGAAGTGCGGGGCCGTCGTCGGCAAGGGCGACGACATCTGCAACGAATGTGACGCCGAGAACGAGGCACCGTTCGAGCAGTACTGATCGACAATCAGAGCCCGCGTTCCTCGGAGCGCGGGCTCTCTCGTGCCCGAAGGAAGCCACCACGGCCTACCTCAGACACCGTGGTACCTCCCGTGCTAGGTTCCAAGGCACGAAAAAGCCGGCCCGTGGGCCGGCTGTCTCGCTACTGGTTACTCGCCGTCGGTGGCGACTAGCCGCTTGAGCTCGGTGTCGCAGTTGTCGCAGATGTAGTTGAGGCTGTCGTCGGAGTGCAGTGCCAGGTTGTAGGCGTTGACCCTGAGGGTGCCGATACCGGAGTGCTCGACGCCCAGGTCCTCCATCTGGCAGGTGCCGGTCTCCTCGACGATGGTCATCTCCTTGATCTCGAAGACCTTGATCCTCGCGATGTCCGCCTCGCGGTCGTAGGGCTTGGCGTGACGGGCGACGTACGTGACCGACATGGTCATTCTCCTTGGTCTCGGATTCCTTGATCTGGTTCTACTGTACCACGCACGCGTGAGATTGTACACACACGAAGTCAGGCGCAAAACGACTGGACACGCGGCTCCACGGAGGGTAGTGTAATCAACGTCGCCACGAAGCGGAGACCGGGGATACTTCACTTCCATTGAAAAAACTCCTCGTTCGTTTTGATCTCGTGGTAACTAAGCTTCGGTCATCCCCGAAGCGGATGGTGGGGTTACTTCACTTGTGGAAAGTCAACACCTCACCAGTTGTGATCTCGGGGATGCCAAGTTTGACTCGGTGGTTGCAGCGTTCCCACGAAGCGTAGTGAGGGCTTACTTCTTCGTTTAGGGAACGGAAAGAGTCGGTTCGATTCCGGCCCGCTCCACGCCTGGGGCGGTAGTGTAATGGCAGCACGTTAAACAGTCCGCTCTTACGACTTGATCTCGTGGGAACGCTGGAGCCACCGGCTCAGAGAAGTTGATGGTAGAAGCGGAGATTGGCCTTACTTCAAGGTTCGAATCCCTGTTTGCTGGTTCAGCATAGCGTCTGGCACGCGATAGGTCAGTCAGTCAGATCTCTACCATCGACAACCACGTGGGCGACATGAAGCGAAGTTCAGCCATACTTCCTTGCTTAATCCGGGTGTCGCGGGTTTGAGTCCCGCCACCGCCGTGAGGCGGTGTAGCTCAGTTGACAGAGCACCGGACCGAACGGGTTGAACGAAGTGATCTCGTGTCGCCTACTGTTATGTAATCTCGGTGCAAGCCGAAGCGAGAGGAGCAGAAGTGAGCAAGTTCGCGAGCAAGGAATTCAAGCCGACGGCGAAGTCCGGTCCGGTGAAGACCACGGGAACCACCGTGGTCAACCACGCGGGTGGCGTCGGCTACAACCGTGAGGTCCTGTCGGACCTCTTCGTCTTTGCCGCCTGCAACCTGGTCGGCGAAGACACGTACTACGAGGCCAAGGGTGAGCGCGACGAGCGCTTTCGGGAGCTGATCCACCGGGCCACCGGTACCGATCCCAACTGGGTCGCGCGGTTCGTGCCGTACCTTCGCAAGGAGCTCAACATGCGGTCGGCGTCCGTCGTCGTCGCAGTGGAGAGCGCGCTGGCGCGGCTGGGCCGGGTAAAGGGCCTCGCGGTCCAGGACAAGGTCCAGTACGCCGACGGTGAGGTCATCTCGATCCGCAAGATGATCGACAGCGCCTGCCAGCGTCCCGACGAGCCGGCCGAGGTGATCGCCTACTGGCGATCGCGCACGGGCAGCAAGGCCGTCCCGGGCGGCGTGCAGCGCGGTCTGGCAGACGCGGTGCTGCGGCTGTACAACGAGCGTAACGCGCTCAAGTACGACGGTGTCAACCAGCCGTTCCGCATGGCCGACGTCATCTCGATCGTTCACCCGATCACCGATGTCCTGTGGCAGAAGGAGCTCTTCGACTACCTCAAGGACGTGCGCTGGAAGCACGACGAGGTGCGAGTGGGCAGCATGCTCGGGATGATCCAGGCCCGGCAGCAGCTGGACGCGATCGAGCTGGAGGAGCGGCGCAAGTTGCTGCTCGAGAACCCGGCGCACCTCAAGGACGCCGGTTACACCTGGGAGTCCATGTCCAGCCTCGGCAAGATGGACAAGGCTGCGTGGGAGGCGATGATCCCGAACATGGGCATCATGGCCCTCGTGCGCAACCTGCGGAACTTCGACGAGGCCGGCGTGTCGGACCAGGCCGCGCAGGTCGTGATCGACAAGCTCATGGACCCGGAGCAGATCGCCAAGTCGCGGATGTTCCCGTACCGGTTCCTGTCGGCCTTCGACGCGGCGCCGTCCCTCCGCTGGGGGTACGCGCTGGAGCGAGCCGTCCAGGCGTCGGCGATGAACATCCCGGAGCTGCCGGGTCGCACGCTGGTCCTGGTCGACACCTCGGCGTCGATGCGGGGTACCGTGTCGGCCAAGTCCAAGATGTCGCACGTCCAGCTGGGCGCGCTCATCGGCGCCACGATCGCGGTCAAGACCGGCAACGCCGAGCTGGTGGGCTTCGCCGACGGCTCCTTCACGCACGCCATCCCGAAGGGGACGGGCATCCTGAAGACCGTGGAGTCGTTCCAGAACCGCGTGGGTGAGGTCGGCCACGGCACCCAGATGCTGGATGCGCTGAAGAGGCACTTCAAGGGACACGACCGCGTGATCATCGTGTCCGACATGCAGTGCTTCCCGTACCTGGGCATCGGTGACTACAACCACGGTTACCTGTGGGGCCGTGGGAATCGGCTGGTGACCCTGGACAAGATCGTGCCGGAGACGGTGCCGCTGTTCGGTGTCAACGTCGCCGGCTACGCGTCCACGGCGGTCGACACGTCGAAGCGGAACCGGTTCGAGATCGCCGGCTTCAGCGACAAGCTGTTCACGCTGTTCGGTGTCCTGAGTCGCGGTCAGGGTGCCGACTGGCCGTTCTAATCAACGGCACGAAGAAGCCCGGTTCCTCTCGGAACCGGGCTTCTTCGTTGATCAGACTTCGTCGGCGCTGATCAGGTACTGCGTGTAGATGATCTCGCCGTCCACGTTCAGGATGACACCGTCCTCACTGAGGACCAGGTCACCCTCTTCGAGGAGGCCGTTGACCTCCTGGAAGATCGGGGAGGACGAGTTGATCTCGGCACCGACGTAACCGCCCTGCAGAAGGACGTTGCCGCTGATGAAGACGTGCAGACCGTTGGTACCCTCGACGCGGGTGACGCTGATGCTGCCGACCTCGATCATCTGGCGAAGCTCTTCCATTTCAATCTCCTTCTCGGTTTTCCTTGGTAGTGCCATCGTACCACGCGAGAGCTCAAATGTAAACAGCAGGCACGGCTGTGGCATAGATTCTTCAGACGCGGTAGGATCACTACGTGGCTGAAGAGAGCAACGTCGACGAGGCAATCACGACCGCGAAGTACCTGATCGTTTGCTACGAGGGCATGATCGCCGGTCTTACCAATGGGAAGCCATACACTCCCGGACAACAGGCCGCGCTCGACATCACCGAGGTCCAGAAGCAAAAGCTCTTCGATGCCCTCGACCAGGTCGCCGCCGAGCTCGTCACGATCGACGAGTACAGTGACGAGGATGACGTCGACGCGACTTCCACGTACGTGGGGCACGGCGTGATGACGAAGCAGGAGCTCGTGGAGTCGATCGGGGTCGACTACTTGAGCCTGCTCGCCAACGAGACGACGGTGCCCAAGTCAGGTTACGAGTGGAACCTCATGAACTGGGCCTACGAGCCCAGCGCTGTTTGGATGGAAACCACGTACGGCACGCCAGTCGCACCGACTCACTTCATTCCGATGACCACGTCGCCGGTCGAGCAGTCGATCTACGACGAACTGAACATCAACCTGGTGCCATTTCCCGTTCCAGCTAGCACGGCCACGATCACCACCCACGCAGATGTGTTTCACGGCCTGAACCCCAGTGACATCCTCGACGTGGATGGCAAGACATACGTGATCAAGTCGATGATCACCGACGGCCTCAACAGCGCCACGATCGAGCTCGAGGAACTGAACGGCCAGTTCACGAAGGCCACTAAGGTCGCGAACGAGCTCGCCAACAAGCTCGTCTACAAGCAGCCAGAGCCGTGGTACGTCAAGTACAACAAGCCGAAGGGTAAGAAGTGATGGACGACGAGCACTACTGCTCGGGTGAAGTCGGTGACACGGAGTGTCACGACGGCGAGCTGTACGGCAACTGCGGGCACGAGAGCTGCTACGGCGGGTGTGACTGGATCGGTTCGTGCGGTTGCGCGTGCCACGAGGAGAAGAGTCCAAGTGAGTGAGTGGCGAAAGTCGAAGAGCTGCCCTAACAATGCCACGTGCGTGGAGGTGTTCGTCAGCCCGAAGACGGGACTGGTCGGCGTGCGCGACGGTAGCGAACCGGAGGCCGGGGCGCTGTGGTTCACCCCGGCGGAGTGGCGGGCATTCATCGACGGCGTCAAGGCGGGCGAGTTCGACGTTTGACTACCCGAGCGTGGTCACCGTCGAGGAGATGACCCGCCGCCGTGACCACTGGCGGAACGAGACCCGCCGTCTGCAGCGCGAGTTGATCGACGCGAGGCAACTGATCGAGAAGCAGCGGTACGAGCTGGCGATAGCCGAGCACACGAAGCGATCGCACCACCTCGCCACAACGGAGGCCCGCCGCCAACTGGCTGGTGCCGAGGCCCAAGCCAACCAGTTCGCCCTGGAACTCGCCGAACTGAGGGCCAGACTCGCCGTTTGATGTTTACACCGTAACCCCTTGGTGGTATAGTTGTAACCACGAACACGGAAGCGAGAAGGAGTTGATCAGCCAATGGAGGCTACGATCTCCGAGATCGTCACCGAGACCGCCAAGGACTTGATGAAGATCGGTCGCTGGGCCCAGAACGGCGCAGTCGACAAGGCCGCCCAGCGGCTTGCCTGGGGTGCCGCGACCATCTACACCGAAGAGGGTCAAAACCTCCTCTACGACGCGGCCCGTGACCTGGGCCAGGCGGGACTCGAGTACAACGTCGAGGCCGTCTTCATCAACAAGACAGCAGATTACCTCCGCCTGGACGACATCGCCTCGGCGCGGTACTTCGCGTCGCGCACGCTCGTCGAGGCCGAGCGGCTGATCAAGGCCGTTCGGAAGTAACATCACATCACCAAGGAGCACCGTGAGCGCCAACCCGAATGAAGACCTGGCTCAGGCACGTCGTCTGCCGGACGAGGCAGAAGACCGGCTAGCCGGCTTGGCCACGTCCGAGAAGGTTCAGGCTTACCTCATGATCTCTGGCGCTCGCGTTGAGATCGCGCGCATCCAGGGACAGTTGAACCTCGCCGGGCAGCCGTGATCGAAGAGCCTGCGGCTCGTGTCAGGGTCCTCGCACTCGCTCTGTGCGAGGCCCTCGCGGAGATCGGTGCTGCGCGGTCCGTCAATGAACTTGCCGAAGCGTGGAAAGAAGTGGCGCGGTTGCGCCTCGAACTTGTCCGCGAACTGAGGATACAAGAAAAGAACGGCCCGTAATTCAATTGATCGAGTAGGAGCAAACTGCACGTGAATGAAGTCAAGCGAGCTCAAAATTACATCAACCACGTGGCGATCGTCCTCGACGCCTCGGGTTCCATGTCGCGCCTCGAGAGGAAGATCGTCCAGGTGACCGACGGACTCGTCAGCCACCTGGCCCAGCGCTCGAAGGAGATGAACCAGGAAACGCGGATCACGGTCTACACCTTCGACGACACCGCCCGCTGCGTGTTCTACGACATGGACGCGCTCCGGCTCCCGTCGCTGTCGGGACACTACAGGCTCGGCGGCAGGACCGCGCTCGTGGACGCGACGACCCTCGCGCTCGACGACCTGGCCATGACGCCGGAGAAGTACGGTGACCACTCGTTCCTGCTGTACGTCATCACGGACGGCCAGGAGAATGCGAGCAGCTACGAGCAGCGTCGGGCACTGCCCTGGAAGCTCGCCAGCCTGCCGAGCCACTGGACCGTCGCGGGGCTCGTGCCGGACGCTCGCGGTGTCCACGAGGCCAAGCAGTGGGGCTTCGCCAAGGATAACATCGCCGTCTGGGACGCCACCAGCGAGCACGGTGTCGAGGAGGCCGGCAAGGTCATCACGGCGTCGGTCGACCAGTACATGACCGGTCGCGCGAGCGGCATCCGCGGTACGAAGTCGGTATTCTCGACGGACGCGAGCGTGCTCAACGCACAGAGTGTCGCGGCCGCGAATCTTACGCCGGTCGACCCCGGCACCTTCGTTTTGGTGCCCGTCTACCACGAGATGCCAATCTCGGAGTTCGTGGAGAAGGCCGGCTACCAGTTCAAGGTCGGCACCTGCTACTACCAGCTCAACAAGAGCGAGAAGATCCACGCGCAGAAGGACCTGATGATCCGCAACAAGCAGACCGGCCAGGTGTTCGCCGGCGAGCGGGTGCGGGACGTCATCGGCCTGCCGCGCGTGACCCAGAACGTCAGTCCCCGGTTCAACCCGGACTGGGAGGTCTTCCCGCAGTCCACGTCGCTGAACCGGAAGCTGATCCCCGGCACCAGCCTGCTCATCAAGACTGACTGATAGCTGTTTACATCTAAGCCTCCGCGTGGTATGATGGTTCCAGAACACGGAAAACGGAACCTGATACCACCGGAGGCTTTGATGTTCGACAAGATCCGCGCCGCGTGGCTGAACCGGAAGGCCGATGGTATCAACGTCGGCCAGGTGACCGCCGCGGAGTTCCTTCGCAACCTGGGTCTCGACGAGACGGACGTGAAGCGAGTCCGCTCTGCGTTCGGCACCAAGGTCCGCAAGCTGTACGAGGTCAAGCACGGGCAGAAGCCCGCCAAGACCGGTGCCGAGGTCGTCAAGATGGGCAAGAAGTCCGTGCTCGTCGCGACCTACGCGTACCGCCGAGACGAGCTCAGCCTGCTCATCGAGGCCACGTTCACCACGAAGTCGGTCCGGGAGCTGGTGGGCGCGTGACCAACGACTTCACGCCGGGAGAGCTCAAGATCCTCAAGTACCTGTCGCAGGGTGACACCACGAGGATCATCGCTCGCAAGATGATGTGGATGCACACCGTCGTCGAGATCGACCGGTTCATCACCAACATGAAGAACCGACACCACTGCGAGAACCGCGTCCATCTGGTCGCCACGGCTATCCGCCGCGGCATCATTGACTGAGAGGAGGCTCATCGTGCTTTAGTGCAGCCAGCGGGAAGGACCCGTGGCTCCACTTGGAGTCGAGATGAGTCGCACCAACCACCACCGGGACTACCACCGGTGGAACTTCACCACCCGCGAGATCTACTACAACAAGCCCTGGACTCCGTGGGCCGGCGAGCTCACCTTCGAGGACCGCGCCGTCGGCATGGAGACCTGGGACCTGCGGTTCTACGCCGGTTGCCGACGCACCCCGCAGGTGATCCACCGCTTGCTGGACTTCCGCGGACAGTATCCCATTCGGATCCACTACGGACGCCGCGGGCGTGCCAAGGGATACGCCGACCACTGGGAGGCGAAATTCCGCGGCGACACCCGTCGCTACGAGGACGAGTGCCGCGCCGCGTACAACGCGGGCTACGACGTGGACGACGTCCTCGAGCCCAACCACCGTCCGCGGAGCATCGAGTGGGATTTGTGGTAAGCGTGAGCCGGGTTCCATCGGGACCCGGCTCACGGTATGATCAGCACTAGATGGGAGATTGACATGGGCAGAAGATCAGAACTTCAAGACGCACGACCGCTCAGCTTCACGTCGCCGTTTTTCCAAGACGGTCAGCGCGTCACGGCCACTGACGCGGTGTCACCCGAAATGGCAAAGCGCGTGTTCCAGGTCCGCGGTTTTCGCACGTACGCGCAAGGCGGTAAGGTGCAATACACGTTGATGTACCTTACCTACGGTGAGCGCGGCCCTAGTGAACGGTTCATCCACGGCGTGGATCACGACTCGTTGAGGCTCGCACCACCGCGGGAGCCAGGATCGGCGAAGTACAAGGAGGGTGATCAGGTTACCTGCTCCACTCACTGGAGCGACATCGGCACCGTCAGCCACGTGCAGGATGAGGAAGATGACCTCGAGATCACGTACTACGTCACCTGGCGTAGACGGAATCAATTGCCTGGCGGTTATAGTGACAACATCACCCGGGAGCTGGAGCGCGACTTGAAGCCACTCATTGAGGACGTGAAGCCGTCGATCCCGGCGTTCGACGAGCTCCCCGAGACGTGCCCGAAGTGCCTTCGGCTGACCCCGTTCCTGCCGAAGCACCGTCGACTGGGCACCGGGACGTCGTTCAGCGAGCACCCGGTGTTGTACAAGTACGCGACTCCCAAGAGCATGGAGTACCTCACCTGGGAATGCGTCGGGTGCGGGTACGACGACGAGGTGACGAGGTGTGCAGATGACGAGTAGCGAGATCTGGTGGTCGTCGATGGCGGTCACCACCCAGCCGCAGCCGACGGACAAGCTCCGGTTGACCTGGACGGAGGACGCCGGTGACGAGCTCGACTTGCATCGGTACGACCACTACGCCCAGGTTGGCAAGATCATCGAGCTGAACGCCGTGTTCACGCAGTTCGACCTGGTGGGCCGGCGCTACAAGGTCACCAAGGTCACGCACCGAACACCGCTGACGCACGACGTGAAGTTCAACCAGGTGATGGTGGAGCTCGAACCGGTCGGCTGATGACGCGAAGAAGCCCCGCAGTTGATCTGCGGGGCTTCACGGTTGTCGCAGTCAGTCGAGGCCGAACGCTCGCTGCTGGACGTAGATCCCCGTCGGCACCGGCGGCTTCATCTTCTCGAAGACCCGGCCGGCTCGCACCTCGTACGCGTTGCCCTCCATCGGGATGAAGAGCAGCTCCCACTCGAGGTCGAGGAACTCGGGAACGTTGTCCTTGACGGCTCCCCAGCACGCGCTGACGACCTCGACGCCGCCCACGTACGGGGATACGGCGACGTCCTGGAAGGTGTCGCCGAAGTAGATCGCGTAGCCCTTGTCACGTTCCGTGATCATCTCTGTCTCCTTGATTATCGTGCTGATAGTTCTACTGTACCACCATTTGTTTACAAATGACACCCAAAGTGGTAAGGTAGTCTCAGGAACCAGGAAGGGAGAGAACGTGAAAGACGTCACGCTCATCGTGAAGTTCAAGGTTGACGAGGATGCCGTCATCGACTTCAACGGCCTCTATCTCAGCGACTACGCTGAGGCCATGGCCGTCGACGTGAAGGACATTATCCAGGCAGACTGGCACGTCGAGGATCTCACCGTTACCGCGGAGGTGGAGACCGAACCGGAGCCGCCGAAGAGCGACACGCCGGGCCACCTAATCACGCTCGTGAAGGTCAACTTGACCGACTACAACGACCTGACCGGCATCTTCCCCACCTGTGCCTGCGGCAAGAAGTGGGGCGTGGACGGGGAGACGGCGTACAAGCCGTTCCGCAGCCAGGAACTCGCCCAGCGGGTCGGTGACCTGCACATCTACAAGGTCAAGAAGGGGATCGAGGAGTAACGTGTCCAAGTGGATCTCGATCAGGAACGGCAACATCCGCGTCGGCGGGTCCGTCGGCAAGGTGGTTCGCGGCGGTATCTCGATCGGTAAGAGTGGTCCGCGGGTGAACGCCTCCGTCGGCGGCGGGCACGACCGCGGTGGTGTCTCCATCCCCGTGGGCGGCAGCAAGCGGCGCAAGCCGGTCTGGTATGGCTGGTTCGGGTGACGAGCTCGAGGCTCGGCGCCCGCGCAGCCGTGGTGGTGGCCGCATCAAGCTCCTGGCGATCTGGGAGCGGGACGGTGGCATCTGCTGGTTGTGCAAGGACTACGTCGACCTCGAGTTCGAAGAGGGAACCCGTGACCATATCGTCACGCACGCCCAGGGCGGGAGCAACTGGCCGTGGAACCTGCGGCTGGCACACCGTGAGTGCAACGAACTCCGCGGCAATCCCGACCCCAGTCAAGTCGCGATTGACATACTGCTCAGTCGCGCGGATCTGACGAAGCGGAAACCGATCTAGCGCGTGGCCCGTCATGAAAGTGACGGGCCACTGGTGTTTACATAGTACCATCGAGTGGATATGATAGACATAAGAGCACGAACTGATCAGAACCGAGAGGAACTGAAATGACCGTCGCCAGTTGGGACAAGGCCATCGACAAGGCACACGAGGGAATCCGTGAGGAGATGCTCCGCCAGGTGGGACGCGGCGAGATCTATCGCAGCACCCGCGAGATCTGGTACAAGCGGCTCCCGATCGACGAGCGTACGGCGCTGTACGGCTACTTCCCGCCGATCATGGACCAGGTCCTGAGTGACCTCCTGGACTACCTGCTCGCGAGCCACGCCATCGAGATCAACACGTTCCGCAGCTACTGCGGTCTCAACCCGGCCAAGCTGGTGGGTGTCGAGTCGTGACCGATCGTTACGATCCTCTGTGGCGTGAGAAGGACGTCCGCGTGATCAGGTTGATCGCGGACGGTCTCACCAACAAGGAGATCGCCAAGATCCTCGGCGTGAAGCCCGGGACGGTCAAGGGCTACGTTCACGATCTCTGTTTGGACGTGAGCACCGTCGGACGGATGAACCTCGTTGGTATCGCGCGTGAACTCGGATACCTCGGCGAGGAGATCGATCCATACGATGACAAGGCCCTCGTCAAGGTCATCCGAGAGCGGGAGCTCGCAGCCGAGGATGCAGATGCCGAATTGGGTAAACTGATCACGTCCATCATGGCGTTCCGCGATCGCATGGAGTGGTACGTCCTGCAGAAGGGCGTTCACCCCAGTGTGGTCCGGGACACGACGATGCTGATCAAGCGCGTCGAGCGCGTGCGCGAGGCATTGAATCGAAGGGAGAACGAGAGTGAAACCGACGCCGGTAACTGAGACCAGACCCACCGTCGTCATCGACCTGGATGGCACGCTGCGAGACACCAGCGAGATCATCCACCTGGTCACGGAGAAGCCCAAGCGCTACGACGAGTTCTACCAGGCGTGCGCCACAGCTCCGCCGCTGTCGGACATCGTCCTGCAGATCAAGCAGCAGTACTTCAATCCCGGCTGGTACATCGTGATCGCGACTGGTCAGCCGGAGAAGTACCGCCGCGAGAACCAGCGGTGGATCCACGAGCACCTCGGGCAGACCCACTTCATGTTCACGCGGGATGACGGCGACCATCGCAAGGCGCCGGCGGTGAAGCTCCAGATGCTCACCGACATGTGGTCCATGGGACTGCACCCCGCGGATGCCTGGGACGACGATCCCGACGTAGTCAAGATGTACCTGATGAACGGGATCAAGGCCCACCTGGTGCCAAACCCGTCGAGGGAGGCACGATGAGAATCGCGTACATCGCAGCCGCCGTCACCACGGGCATCACGGCCCTCAGAGCCAACCTGCTGCTCGACCAAGCCCAGTACCAGGGTGGGATACCGTGGCTCGTTGCGGCGCTCCTCACTGGGCTCGCGGCTATGTGGACCGGGAAGATCATCGCTGGCCACGGTACCCAATCAGCCGACGACGTGGTATGATTAACTCGACGCCGTCCGCACGCGGCGTCAGACTCCCGGGGTGACTCCCCCTTCACCCCGGGCAGCTCCCGACGGCTAGCAGTCGGTTGAGCATGGCCCGGCACCGAGTCTCAACCCGGTGCCGGGCCTACTTTTTGATACTGCTAAGGAGACTGAGATGGTAAAGATCACAGACAAGATTGACGACCAGCGCGAGAAGGTAGAGGCGCTGATCTGGGAGCTCTCGGAGTGGCGCGGCAAGCGTGGCGCCGTCGACAAGATCATGGTTGAGGTGGACCGGCTCTCCACGATGAAGGCCGAGTTCATCGGCCAGCGGGCGGTCCGCGTCCGACCCGTCGACGGGTTCAACCCCGTGGAGGAGACGGATGACGCCAGGAGGCTCGAGGAGTACATGATCGAGACAGCCGCGCAACCAGCCGCGGAACCGCCCGAGACCCGACTCCCGTCCGTGGACGAGAAGGAGTGCAAGGCGTGCGGCCACGTCAAGTCGAAGAGCGACTTCACCAAGGACAGGACCCGCGCCGACGGCTACATCTCCCGATGCAAGGCGTGCGTGAAGAATGGCACCCGCATCCCGCGGCTGTAGCAAGTTCACGCGTGTACTCGCACCTCGTCCGGTGGTATGCTGACATCGTTACGTCAGTTGGCGGAAATCGAGAGTGAGGCACGGCCGTGTCCATCGACATTGACACGCTGTTCGGTGACGTGCGGGATGACACCGAGCAGTTGACCAAGGAGCAGTTCATCGGGTTCATCAGGCTGATCCACATCGCGCTTCGGCAGGTGCGGCTCAGTTACGAGGTGAGCACGAAGACCGGGAACGACGCGATCGACGTCCTGATCAAGGGCATCGGCTGCGAGCTCGACGACTACGACCTCGAAAACGAGTAGACCCACCTGGAGGGTGCGTGTTCGGCAAGGAAGAGCGTTACGGCCTGGCGCTTCGAATCGCCACGGCGCTGCACGAGCATCGCACGGCAGGTACGGATGGCGGCCACTACGAGGCAGACGAGTGGTGGTGCTGCGTCCAGGCAGTGGTCCCCGTCGTCGAGGAGATCGTGGATGAGAAGACCACTCAGAGCCTGCCAGAGCCAGTCTCCAAGTGGCGGCAGATGTTCCCGGGCAAGACGTACGCCGCGGATGCCGACCTGGATGACACCCTGTTTCCACGAGATGAAGTCGAACAGGGTATCATCGACCGTGATGCTTGCTGACTCGGCGGTACTGGGTTACCAGGCCACCGCGTGATATGGTCTCTACGAACCCGTAGTGGCCTCTGTTCCTCGTTCAAGGGAGTACCATGCCCAACATCTTCACCGAGCTCGAGTCCAAGGTCCACGCACTCTGGACCAAGCTCGTCGCCGACTCGCACCCCGCCGCGGATGACGCCAAGGTCATCCTGGACGAGGTCAAGACTGCCGCCGAGACCGACGCCGGCGAGGTTGTCAAGGCCGCCGAGCCGGTCGTCGCGGAGGCCGTCAAGGATGGCGAGGCCATCGTCGAGAAGGCTGCCGAGACTGCCGTAGCCGACGCCCCCGCCGTCATCGCCGACGCCGAGAAGGCCGTCTGACCCAAGCACGAAGAAGGGGCACCCGGTTGGGTGCCCCTCTTTCGTACCGTGATCAGCTCAGCCGCAGAGCCAGGCCCTCCAGCTGCACGCGGTACTCGATCTGCCCCGTCCACTCGACCGGGAAGCCGCGCATTCCCAGCGAGGCGCCGGCGAACGCGCCCGCCAGGGCCGCGATGGAGTCCGAGTCACCGCCGGTGGCGGCGGCGCGGGCGACTACCCTGGCCCCGTCGTCCGGGAACATCAGGTAGCAGTGGAGGGCCGTGGCGAGCGCCTCCTCCGCCACCCAACCCTCGCCGCCGACCCTGCACGGGTCGGCCTTGCGGTCGATCTTGCGCGGGCTCTTCCAGGCCCTCTTGACCTTGAGGATGGCCTGCCGGGTCTCGAACCAACCCTTGCCCATCCACTGGTCGACACCCTCGCGCCCGGTGGACTTGCCGTGCTCGTCGTACAGTTCGCCGATCCACTCGGACGTGTCGTACGTCGAGGCCACCGAGACGTAGTTCAGAAGCAGGTCCAGGAGGTCCTCGTGGTCCGCTCCGTGCAGAAGCAGGTGGACTGCGTACTGGGTTACGTCCGACGCGGCCAGTGCCGTTGGGTGCCAGTGAGTCATCGCGGCCTGCAGCTGGGCGATGCCGGAGCGCTGCTCCATGGTCAGCCAGTCGCAGAGGCCGATGGGCGTGACCCGCATGTTGGCACCGCAGCCCTTGGCGTCGAGCTTGGTGCACTCCCACCAGGGCTTGCCGCGAGACATTCCCGAGGCGGCGGTCATGCACGCGTTGCCGGGTGCGCGGTCTGCCGTGTTGTCCGGCGACTGGTACCAGGCGGTGAACTGGGTAGCCAGCTCGTCGGCCACGTTCTCCGGCGTGAGGAAGCCGTTCTCGGCGGCCGTGGTGACTGCGAGTCCCACGGACAGTGCCATCTGCGTGTCGTCGGTGACCTTGGCGATCCCGTTCTTGACGGGAAGTTCGTCCAGCCAGCCGCTCTTGTACGCCTTCTGGAGCGTCTCGAACTTCGCGAACTCGGTGGGCTTGCCCATCGCGTCCCCGAAGGCGAGTCCGAACAAAGATCCTGCGATTGTCACGATCTTCTCCTTATCGTCTCAGGTTCCTGTTACCATAGTACCACGGAGTCCGCCGAATGTAAACACTCGACGGACTCCGAAGTACGATGGGTTAGGCGATGCCGTGCTTGGCCGCGCAGCTGGGACCACAACCACGGTCGATGCTCTCGGGGCGGGTGAGCTCCTTACCGCAGTAGATGCAGTGGCGGTACAGGTCACCGAAGGCCTTGACCTGGGCGGCGGTCATGCGGTCCGCCTCGGTGAGCTTGAAGACCATGCCCTTGGCGATCTCCCAGCGAGGACCGCCGTTGGCGAGCTGTCCCACGAGCTCCATCGCGTAGTTGTAACCGCTCTTGCCGTTCTTGACCTTGTAGATCGTGTCCCCGACCTGGTAGCCACCCTCAGCCGCCGGCTGGTTGCTCTTCTTGGTCGTGTACTCCGTGGCCTGCACGGTGTCGGACTGGGTGGGTATCACCTTAGGGAGCTTGGGCTTGCCCTTCAGGACCTGGAACAGGTGCTGCACGCGGGCGTTGGTGAGGGTGCCGTTCAGGCGCTCCTGCTCGATCGGGAGGGTGCTGAGCCCGCGCTCCTCGCACATCTTGGTGAGCATCTCGATCTGGGCCATCGTGGTCATTTTCGGTTCCTTCCTGGTTCCCTTGTCCTTGGTACAAGCATACCACGGCACGCCACTAATGTAAACACCTGTGGCGTGCCGCGGACGGGATTCTTCAGTTGAGGATACTGCCGGTGAACACGAGGTCGATCTGGCGCTTCGCCCCGAAGCCGATGCCGACGTGCTCGTCCCGCATGACCATGAACTTCGCCTCGCGGGGGAGGATGATCTCGCACTCCTGATCCTTGTAGTGGCCAGCCAGGGACGGCTTGACCACGTGGGCACCCTTCGGCACCGTGATCCGCATCACGATGTTCATGCCGTTGGTGAACGCGCTGGCCGCCACCGCGGAGCAGCTGGAGAAGCCGAGCTCGATGAACTCCTTGCCCACGTGGGAGCCGAGCTCGCCAAACAGCGTGCTCGCGGTACCGTGGTCAATCCCACGGTAGACGGTGATCGTCTCCTCGAGCTCCGGCGTCTTCGTGAAGATCTTGTCCAGGCGCGTGATGTGGTTGGCCACCGTCGGGTGCTTGATCGCGTTGGCACGGAGCTGGTTATTGATCCACACGTAGCCGTTCGCCGTGTAGTGCTTGAGCGACGACTTCCAGGTGGTGGCCAGGTCCAGGAGGTGGGCACCCGCGACCTTGGCGTACATGGCCTCGCCGGCGCTGTGGCTGTCCTGGTCGCGGAAGTGGTTGAGGACTCCCGGACCTGACGGCCCGGTGTACGCGAGCACCGGGTGGTGGTGCAGGCCACCCTCCGAGAGGCTCAGCTCCGTGGGGGCGATCTTGCCGTTGACCACCGTGTTCTTGATCTTGGCGGTGAGCTCGGCGATCAGCTCCTGCATCCCACTGTGGAACTCGGTGTGGTGCGCGGCGACCATGTCGGTTGCCGTGTGCGCGCCGGGAACTGCGGTCGGCGCTACGAGCGTGCCGTCCGCGTGGAAGACCTTCATCGTGCCGTCGAAGTTCGACTTCGTGTAGCCGACGACCACGCCGTTGAAGTGGATCTCGCCGGAGACGATCTGGCCGTCCGCGTTCTTCACGGGATTGGCACCCACGAGCAGGTTGCCCTGGAGTTCCTGCTTGACGGACTTCCAGGCCTCGTCCAGCCACGGAGCGCCATCTTCCGGCTTCTTGACCGGCTCCGGCTTCTTGATTGCCGGGACGTCCGCGTCGGTGATGATGTTGGGAATCGCCGGTGCGGTTGCCCAGGGGTCGACAGGTGGTTGAACGACGGTGTACTTCGCTACCGCGTGATTGATCGCGAGGCTGTCGATCGTGGTGTTGTTATAGTTAACCAACGCCTTAATCGCCAGGTGCTTCGAGCTGAAGCCGTCCTTGACGTCCATGTTGATCTGACACTGGAACGTCCAACCGAAGTGCGTGGTCTGGTTGACGTATCCGATCAACTTACCGTCGTCCTTGTTGACGACCTTGTTGCCGATCGCCTTGACGTTGGCGATGCACGTGTGGCCGGTCTCGCTGTTCGTCTTGATCAGCTTCGGCTTCTGCTGTGCGAACGCGGTGGCGAATACCTTGGAGCTGCCGTAAAAGTCAACCACGACGGCGTCACCATTGAACACCTGGACGTGACCACCGCCGTGCAGCCAGTGCTGGACGGTGGCGCCGATGGCGTCCTTGGGTCCTACGTAGACGGCTCCAATCTCCACCTCGTCCACCTCCTCTCAGTTCCGTTCTCGGTTTCCGTGTTGGGTCCATCGTACCACGAGGGGACACTAATGTAAACACGTGTGCGTGCCTACGTGCACGCGTGCGCGCGCTAGAAACCGCGAGAAGTCGCTTGAAAATGGGAGTGTACACGTGCTGGACGGCGTGGTACAGTATTCCTAGCAAGCCACGGAGGTTCAAATCCTCGGACCTCCGAGGGTAAGAGACCGGAACCGACAGAGGAGATCAACGTGACGTTCGAGAACATGGGTCCCGAGACCTACATCCGGGCCCGCGCGGAACAGCTGGCGATGCAGGCCGACCTCACGTTCTTCCAGGAGCTGTACCTGGCCCGGGGGATCAACTTCGGCTCGGAGGTTGGCGAGACTGCCCGCCAGGCGTTCGACGCTTTCATCGCCCCGTTCCGCGAGATCGCGATCAGGGAGTTCACGGAGGCGCACGAACTGGCCACCAAGAACGCCGGCATCGCGTTCGCGCAGACGATCGAGAACGTGCTCGGCAAGGCCAGCCTCACCGGCTCGCACGACGCCGCGGAGATCGCCCCCGATGAGCTCGCCGCGTTCAACGAGATCATCGCGGAATCGCCGGTAGTCACGAAGGACCAGGTGGTCAAGATGTTCAACCAGTCGACCGATGGGAACTACACCAGCATCGAGTTCTCGGACCCGCAGAACTAGCACGCAGTACGACCCGGCCCTTCCGGGGGCCGGCAGCAAGCTCGAGTGGAGTAGCGGTTATCTCACCTGACCCTCAATCAGGAGATCACGGGTTCGAATCCCGTCTCGAGTACGCAAGGCACCGTAGACTATTGGAAGGTCCCCTGACTTTCACTCAGGTTGGTGCGGGTTCGAATCCCGCCGGTGCTACGCAGTACAGCGTCTCTCTGGTCCAACGGACAAGACATCAGCCTACGAAGCTGAAGATCGGGGTTCGATTCCCCGGGGAGGCACGGTCCACCGTCCAACGCACGGCTGGCTCTACAGACCAGGTCAGCACGGCACGAAACGGTTTCCCGCCCGGCCACGGGGTCGACCAAACGTGGCACCTGCTCCGGTAACTCAGTTGGTTAGAGTAGCGCACTCTTAATGCGCGAGTCGTCGGTTCGAGTCCGACCCGGAGTACGTCAGGTCAACGGTGGCAGGTACCGCCATCGTTGTGACCCCCTGACCGCGGGTCCCCTAGGAATAAACCATCGTGCGAATCTAGACGGCGCGGTGGGTGACTGACTGGGCGAACTGACTAGACGGCTTACGTCTGGGGAACCGCGCATTCCACGATAGTTCAATGGTCAGAATGACTCATTGGTAGTGAGTCGATCGGAGTTCGATTCTCCGTCGTGGATCGCATTGCATGCCGATGTAGCTCAGTGGTAGAGCAACTGTCTTGTAAACAGTTGGCCACCAGTTCGAATCTGGTCTTCGGCTCGCAAGCGCCGGTAACTCAGCTGGTCAGAGTGGGGCACTTTTAATGCCTTGGTCGGGGGTTCAAGTCCCTCCCGGCGTACGCACGATAACTCAATAGAGATCAAGCGTCTGTAGCTCAGGATAGGACAGAGCGGCCCAAACAACGGAGGGGCGGCAAGGCAAGAGGTTTGCGGATGCACCGGGATCGGGCCCAAGGCTCACAAGGCTGCGGGTTGGGGAACCTCAACCCCCGACAGGGAAGCGCGTTTGACCAAACTTGCCCATTGCGTGGGTTCGAATCCCACCAGGCGCACGCAACACAACTGAACAAGGGCAGACCGGAAGGTAGACGGTTCGATTCCGTCATTAGTCTGGTGACTGGTACGGGTTCGATTCCCGTCTTGGCATTGGTGACCAATAGGGTAGTTCCCGCCTTGGGTGGTTCGACTCCACTCCTGCCCACGGTGACCGTGGCAGAGCGGCCTATTGCGCCAGGTTGTGATCCTGGTACCACGCGGGTTCAAATCCCGCCGGTCACACGCAAAGTATGGTATAGTGTAAACGTAACACCAACCCCGTCTAACTCAGCGGTTAGAGTACTCCCCTGATAAGGGAGAAGTGCGTGGTTCAACTCCACGGTCGGGGACTGCTCGATAGCTTAACGGTTAGAGCCCCTCGCTCATAACGAGGCAGATGTCGGTTCGAATCCGACTCGAGCTACGCTCCGGTAGCCCAACTGGCAGAGGCGCTACGTTCAGGTCGTAGAGGTTGGGGGTTCGAATCCCCCTCGGAGTACGCACCACCATTACAGCAAGTAGGGGAACCGCGAAGTCGCTTAGGTGGAGCGAAAGCAGAGAAGCCTGACTTCTGTAGGCCCAACGGGACGCACTCTCCCCATGACCGTACGACCCGCGTTCGGATGCGCGAACGCGGCCAAGCTCTCGTAGCCCAATTGGCAGAGGCGACGGACTCAAAATCCGTTTAGTGCCGGTTCGAGTCCGGCCGAGAGTACGTCTCCGTAGTTCAGCGGATAGAGCGCTACCTTCCGAGGGTAGATGTCGCAGGTTCGAATCCTGTCGGGGACACGGACAGCACGCTTTGGAACCGGCGTAGCGTCAGCACCTGACCCGGGTGGTCCACAGGGCACTCACCCCCATAGCTCAGCGGAAGAGAGACCGTTTCCTAAACGGTAGGTCGCCAGTTCGAATCTGGCTGGGGGTACGGTCGGCGGTAACGAAAGACACCGTTTCCTATCTCCGTCAGCGGGAGTGTCCAAACAGCTGGAGAACCGACACGTAGCGGCAACTGCGTGTTTCCTACACCCTCGGCGGGGTGGTTCGAAGCCGACTGAGACCGTGGACGATAGATGCCACGGAGGCAAACCCCAAGTTGTCGGGGGCTCAGGAAAATCAACGGCGCGTGCCTCGGTAGGGTGACATCGGGTTCATGGCCCGTGACCTCGGTTGGTTCGACTCCCCCACGCGTTCGCAGTTTAAGCACTCGTACCCCAATTGGTAGAGGGACAGCGTTGAGGTCGCTGACAGTGTGGGTTCGAGTCCCATCGAGTGCACGTACCATTCACAACTAGATAGAAGGTTGGTGCGCCACGGATGAGCGGGTCATTCATCTGGGACGCCGTTGCTACCCTGGTCATCGGTTCCATCATCGTCGGCGCGGTTACCGCGATGGCGATCTGGTCGACGACCGAGGTCCTGAAGACTGCGGACCGTCACTTCCGCCCCCACTTGGTCAGGTGGGTGCGCACTCGAGTCAGGAACGTGAGACAGTGGAAGAAGTCGAGAAGCAAGTAGCGCAGGTCCTCGAGGACCACGCCAGTTGGATGTTCCACCCGGTTTTCGTGACCACCGAGAACGACCCAGTTCCCGGTGCCGAGATCATCTGCATCTGCGGTAAAACCGTGGCTACGACAGTCGACGCGACCACGGAGGACTGGATCTACAGCGTGTGGAGCAAGCACGTCGATCCCCTGGTCGATCGGGTGTACGACGACTACTACGACGAGGACAACGAGGACGACGACCTGCTCGAGGGCGTCGTCCTCATCGGTGAGGACTAGGAGGACGGAACGTGATCGGACGACTTCGTGAAGTGCGGGATGCCACGGGTGCCGTGGTGTTCGGCGGAATCGTCGTGGGAACCGCGGTCGTCGTGATTGGCGGCCTGACCTACGGCGGCATCGAGATCAGCAACGCGATCAGCAACTCGACTGCGAAGTCCACGGGCAATGCCCAGGTGAAGCGCGACACGAACAGTGGCGCCAACCAGGAGCAGGCCTCGGCGACGTTCAACCAGCTGTACTACAGCGTCGAGGGCTACGAGTACCAGATCAAGCAGGCGACCGTGACCGGGATGGACTCCACGGACCTGGTCGCGCTGCAGCAGACCTGCCAGCTGGCGGTGGAACAGTACAACTCCGACGCCAACACGATCACCATGCGGCCGTACATTCCCGCCGGTGATCCCGACAACATCAGCCTCACGGTTTGCAACTAGGAGTTAACTGAGTTGAGCGAGAACGAGAACGTGAATGACGGCCGTCGGAAGCTCTTCGGCCTGGCGGCCGTCGGTGCGGCCGTTGCCGTGGGGGTCGCGGCGTGTGACCCGTCCAGCGGATCAGGATCAGCGGAGACGAGCAACGTGAGCGACGCCAACACCCTCACCGACCAGCAGGTCGCACTGACCGTCGACGCGTACAACCGCGTCAAGGACAACCCGGAGTGCCAGTACCCGGCGAAGCAGCTGGACACCTCGCTGGAACTCCAGAACCAGCGCCGCAAGCTGCTGATGTTCAACGAGCCCACGAAGCTGGGCTGGGTGTACCTGTTCAGCTACGGACAGGTCATCGCCGAGGTTCCGGTCATCGGCAAGGTCTCGTCGATGCAGTCCTCGATGACCGCCGACGAGGCCGGGTACTTCAACTCGGCGGGTACGAACGGTGCGGCCGGCGTGAACGTGGAACTCCCCGGCGACGACCTGTCCTTCGGTCCCAACGAGGGCGGACCCACGTCGGTGTTCTTCTTCACCGTGGACGGTGTCTACATGAACTGGACCGGTGACTACCTGTACACCGACTCCCAGCTCAGCCTGCTCACGAACCAGCTGGTCAAGTACACGAAGGGCCAGAAGCCCGCGAACTGATCAAGGGTTCACACCCCGAGGTCACGGTGGTAAAGTAGAACTACCGAGGGATCTTGGAGGCACGTTGACCAGCGTCATGGTGATGGCAGACATGAGCACCATCGCTCCACTCGTGGAGGGTGATGGCATCGAGGTGCTCGCGTTCTACATCGGCGGTGACACGCCCAACGTGCCTCTGATGACCTCGGTCAAGGCACTGAAGACCCGGTACCTGCTCCCCATCTGGACCCGGAGTGACCCAGGTGAGGTCAACGTGGCTACCGACGCCCAGGCTGCGATCAAGCACCTGGGCTTGATTGGTGCTCCCAAGCACACCCTCGTTGGCCTCGACTACGAGACCGCGAAGGACGCCCAGTACGTCGAGGACTTCAGCGCGATCCTCGAGGCCGCCGGCTACCTGACGCTGCTCTACGGGTCCAAGTCCACGGTCACGGCGAACCCGAAACCGAGCGGCGGGTACTGGGACGCGGACTGGACTGGCGAGAAGCACTTGACCGCGGGCAGTACGGCCACCCAGTACGTGGGTAACCAGCAGGCTGGGCGGCCCTACGACCTCTCGGTCATCGTGGCTGACGCCCCACTGTGGGACACCCAAGCTGGTACGCCCGTCACCCCGCCGACGGTGCCGGCGACGAAGTCAGATCCCAAGGTGGTCGAGCTTCAGAGGGTGCTGAACGAGTACGGTGCCCACCTCGAGGAAGATGGCGAGAAGGGCCCACTCACCAAGCGGGCGTTCATGGACATCGCGGACCGCTACGGTACGATCACGGTTGGGTACCGTGGACCAGGTGTCAGCGCTATTCAGGCGATGCTCAACACCTGGTATAGTGTAATCACCAGTCAGCCGCTGAAGGTCGACGGTGAGTTTGGTCCCGCGACGCTCGCGAGCGTCGAGGAGTTCCAGCTCAAGCGCAAGGTTGGGAACAGCGAGATCAACGGGCACGGAGACGGGCGCGTTGGTCCGAACACGAAGGCAGCCCTGGCCGCTTAACTACCACACTCGAGACGGAGATTGAAATGATCAAGAACTGGATGACTCGTCAGCAGAAGAAGTTCCAGGACTGGTTGGACCGTCCGTCGGTGGAGAACCGACAGATCCGGCAGCGGGAACTCCTCAGCCCCGAGCGTGAGCGTCCGTGGCAGACCGAACCCGTGAACACCACGCCGTGGCGTCCGGATCCGATCAAGACCCTGCCGCGCACCCCGCTCCGCGACACCAGGACGAAGATCGCGGTGATCAAGGGCCAGGGTGTGGCAGTCAGCGAGTCGGTGCTCGAGATGCTCAAGGAGATGGATCAGATGTTCATCCGGAACATGCAGGAGAAGATCGACTGGCTCGAAGTCCGTACCGCCCGTCGTCAGGCGCGCAACGCGGAAGTCGCCGCCCGTCAGGGTGCCCAGATGTTCGACGGCCGGGCCGACGACATCAACGAGATGACCGAGGAGGAGGCCCTCGCGTTCGTGCAGGCGCAGGCGCAGGCGATCCTCGCTCGGGCCAAGCACGCCTCCGACCCGAATACGGCGGACACCACTACGTTCGCCGCGGTGATGGCGTGATCACCGGGGACCTGGTTCCACCGGGATCGGTGAAGCGCGGTGATCACGTCCGCGTTGGGACTACCTGGCACCTCGTGACGAGCAACCCAGACCGACTGGGCAACGGTCAGACGGTCATCATGCTGGCTAGCGTCGAGATTCCAGTCGTGATGAGTGACAACCAGGGTGTCCGAGTCCTTACTCCGGGCCAGTGGCTGGTTCAGCTGGAGACCGAGGTTGACGGCTTGCGGATCGAGGCTGAGACGGTTCGGGTAACGCGGGCTGTGCGCCAGACTCGTACCTCGGGCCGTTCAGTCCGAGTAGCTCGACGAGCTCGATGAGCTCCTCAGCCCGGTAGACCTTCGCGTATCGCCCCTGAGGCCCACCCTTCGCGGCGTACGTCTTGTCACTACCAGCGTACACCGCGATCGTTGACCGACGCCGCCCCACGGGAAACACGTGGGTGTACTGAATCCCATTGCGTAGGATCCGCGCCTGGATTGTGTTCAATCCGAGGATACTCACGGCCTCGGCGACGGTCCACGTCTTCCCATCGAGTGGGACTACGGGAAGTGCGTCTGGACTCCAGCCTCGTGGCACTCACGACCCCCAGGTCGTCGTAGCGTCATTCTGCCAGCGGAACACCGGTACGTTCTGTTCTAGCTCGGCGTGGGCGACTGGTCGCTTCCCGTCCTCGTCTAGACAGATCGGGTTCACGCATCGGATCAGCCCAGCCTGGGTCTGCATGCGGAGTGACTCCCGCTGGCACCACGGGCATCGCAGCTCGCCCTGACCCGGGAGTCGTGGGAGTCGGCTCAGTGGTTCGACTTCACCGATCACGGTCCGGGCAGCGGTGCACCAGTTCTCGACCTGACGGGCAACCAGGTGGGCAACCTCGTTACCGACCCCGAGGGCCAGGTCGGGAAGTCCACGCAGGGCCAGCTGGGTATTCTTGTTGGAACCGCCACGGGTGACGCTCGTGGTATCCTTCGAGATCATCAAGTGCAGATTGTTCTCGAGTTCACGGACCATCTGACCCAGGTCGAAGATTAGGTACGCCGCCTGGGCGTTCCACGGAATGCTGGCGTGAACCGTCGTTGCCATCCGGCCCATCGTGTCCTGCCGTGATCCCTGGTACTGGATCAGGTCCTCGAGGACCACGTGTAGCCGCTGGGCCAGGTTGCAGGCGTCGGTTAGGCGGCCATCGGGTCGCGTTGGATCATCCGTTGAGTGGTCAGTCGTGGTCCCCATGAGACAATTCTAACCCGTGAAGATCTTTTTGCCCACAAGCACTGGACAACCCGCGTCGTACGAATTACAATAATGATCATAGAACAAGTGTCTTTCGAGGGAGGTCAGCGTGGCTGACGAGGGTTTCTTCCTCGTACCCACGTCTGATGCGCCCAAGGGCAAGCTCGTTGCCGGTGCACAGCGAGACATGCAGGCTGCCAAGCTCGTCGCCCTCGGCTGGGACCCGCAGGAGATCGCCGAGACCCTCGGCTACGCCAGTGACCGGGACGCGATCAACGCGGCCCGCCGCGCGATGGCCGACGCGGTCCGCTTCGCCCGCGACGAGCAACGGTACATGGAGCTTCGCGGACTCAACGAGATTGAAGTCCGTCTCTGGAAGCTTCTCGACACCGAGGTCGTGCTGGTCCAGCACGGCCGCATGGTCATCCTGGACGGCATTCCGATGGCCGACCACCGGTTCCAGCTGGAAGTCATGGACCGGATCTTGCACGTCAAGCAGCAGCGATCGAAGCTACTCGGCCTGGACGCGCCAACCCGCATCGAGACCATTACGCTTACCTCCGTCGAGGAGGAGATCATGCGGCTCGAAGAGGACCTGCGTCGGCAGGGCGGCAAGATCGACTAGTTTCAGAGCAAACCAAAAGGGCCCCGAGGGGCCCCTTGGCATTTCTGGAACTACTCGCAGTCGACGGTGACCTCGGGCTCGTTGAGCTCGAGCTCGTACAGTCCGTGGCTGACGTGCCGGTCGGTGACCGTGGCCTCCCCGTCGCTGATCAGCTGGATGATACCCTCGGCGATGCGCTCGCCGACCTCGCCGCCCGTCTGCAACCAGTGCAGGTGGATCTCGTCCCCATCCTCGCAACCGATGACGTACCCCTCGCGGAGCACCTGGCGGGCGTTGTCGATGACACTGGTGATCATTGCGTTCTCCTAGAGACTGATCGCGATGACGATGGACGCCTCGGTGGCGTCCGACAGAGCCTGGGTGAAGTTCCGACGGCGGCTCGGGACGTTCTTGATGACCTTACCGTTCTCGTCCTTGTGGAAGAAGTGCCAGATACCGGAGTACCGGCTGCACTGCCAGGTCTCTCCGAGCTGCTCGCTGACCTTCCGCATCACGGCGTCGACCTGGCTGGGGCTGACGCCGGTCTTCATCAACTTCGTGTCGGCCTCATCGAGGTTGATCTTCCGCACGATTCTCTCTTCTCTCTCGGGTTCCTTGCTGCTAGTTCTACTATATCCTAGTAGGACTACAATGTAAACACCTGGGAGGTGACGTGTCGGATAACATCGAGCAGTACAAGCTGGACCGGCTTCGCTACCTTCGGGAACTGCAGAAGCAACGGAACCTCCTCGAGAGCAGCAACCTCGATGCCCGTGAGTACATGCCGGGTGCACGTGCCAAGCAGATCGCGCCGAACGACGAGCGCCACGAGTGTGGACCCAACTGCAAGAGCCCAGACGACGACTGGATCATCTGGCTCGTCATGGCTGGCCGTGGTTGGGGCAAGTCCAAGGTTGGCTCCAACTGGATCGTGCACGAGGCGCTGAAGCAGCCGGAGACCGAGTGGGCGATCCTCGCCCCCACGTTCCGCGATGTCTCCAAGACCTGCATCGAGGGAACCACGGGCGTGCTCGCCGCTCTCAACGAGGGCGAACTCGCCAAGTACAGCCGCAACGAGTGCAAGATCACGCTCGCCAACGGCTCTAAGATCTTCGGGTACTCGGCTGACCAGCCAGAGCGCATCCGTGGCGCCAACCTCTGGGGCGCCTGGTGCGACGAGCTCGGCTCCTGGCGGTACGACGAGACCTGGCACGAGGGCTTGATCCCAGCACTCCGTAAGGGTAAGAATCCGCGAATCGTGGTCACCACGACGCCTCGTCCCACGCTGCTCGTCAGAAGCCTCGTGGGACGCACCGACGGCTCCGTGCACATGACCCGTGGTTCCACCTGGGAGAACAGCGACAACCTTTCCAAGACCGCCATCATCGAACTGAAGCGGCGGTACGAAGGCACCAGGATTGGTCGCCAGGAGCTCGAGGGTGAGCTGCTCGACGACATCGAGGGCGCGCTCTGGCAGCGGTCCGACATCGACGCTACCCGGATCGGCCGCGAGGAACTTCCGCAGCTGGTCCGCGTCGTCGTCGCCATCGACCCAGCCGTCACGTCCAACGAGGAGTCCGACGAGACCGGCATCATCGTCGCCGGCGAGGACAAGAACGGTCACGGCTACGTGATCGCCGACTACAGCTTCCAAGGTACGCCCAACCAGACCATGCAGAAGGTCGCCTGGGCGTACGATCACCACGAGGCAGACTGCGTCGTTGGTGAGGTCAACAACGGCGGCGACTACATCGGTAACACGCTGCGCACCATCAACGCGGGCATCCCGTACCACGCGGTACGCGCCTCGCGAGGTAAGGCGATTCGTGCCGAACCAGTCGCCGCGCTCTACGAGCAGCACCGCGTCCACCACCTGGGCTCGTTGCCGGAACTCGAGGACCAGATGGTCACCTGGGTGCCCGGTATCGGCAAGTCACCCGACCGCGTGGATGCTCTCGTCTGGGCCATAACCGAGCTTCGCGGACTGTCGTCCGGTTCCTGGCTGGACGCCTACGGCATTCACACCTGCGAGAACTGCGGCCGTGGTTTCCCAATCACGGCCATGGGCACGACTCGCACTCGGTGCCCGTACTGCGGCACCGCGCTCGACACCTAGGAGTCACCGTGGAAGAGCAGGACCGCGAGGCCGAGCAGACCACGGCCGAGTCCGAGGAAGTTGAAAGCAGCTTCCGGTTTCCGAGTTTCTCTCCCCTGCAGGTTGGCATGTTCAACGCCCACGAACTGTACTGTGGTGCCCGTGCCGCCGGGTTCAACCCCGGGCAGTCACTCTACCTGGTCGCGTGTGCGGTGACGGGCGGGCCACGGCCACCAGCTGGCACCGAGGGAGGTTTCGATGGCACTGACGACGATCATGGTAACGGGTAGCTATCCTCCTGGCGCCGGCAGCAGCGTCGCCACGGGTTACGTCAGCTTCACGCCGACGGCCCGCATCGTCGACGCCGCTGGGCACACGATCATCCCGCAGGTCCCGATCACGGTCCAGTTGCAGCTGGGGAAGTTCTCCCTGTCCGGCGTGATCACGACCGACAACGCCGGGCTGCTCCCGCTCGGCTGGGCCTGGCAAATCACGGAGAGCATCAACAACAGCCCAACCGCGATCTACACGATCGACATCCCGTCCTCGTACGGGACCACGGTTGACCTGGCCCAGCTCTCTCCAGTCGTACCCGCGCCAGTCCTTCTGTCGTTCGTGCAGATCGGTGGGGACATCGGCGGCACCGGACCCGACCCGATCGTCGAGTCGATCCAGGGCACCGCGATCTCCACCCCGCCCGGCGTGGACACGGAGTTCCTCGCTGGCGACGGTACCTGGCAGACCCCGGTGGGCACCGGCATCCAGCTCGGTGGTGACATCGGTGGAACCGATACCGATCCACTGGTCGTCTCTACGCACTTGACGAACCCGTTGCCCATCGCGCAGGGTGGAACCAACGCAACGACGGCTACCGCGGCGCTGAGCAGTCTGGGTGCCCTGCCAACCGCCGGTGGGACCATGACTGGTGACGTGAGCATGGGCGGGCACGGGATCCACCACGTCGAGAACGGCTCTGCCTCCGACGACGGTGCGGCGTTCGGGCAGATTCCCACGTCAGCTGCCTCCATCGGCGGCCTGCTCTCGGCGAACAACCTGGATGACGTGGCCAACGAGGTCACGGCCTTCAACAACATCAAGCAGCAGGCCACGACCGGCGGAACTGGTGTCATCCAGCTCGCAGGTGACCTCGGCAACACGGCAATCGCGCCGGAAGTTCTCAGCACCCACCTGACGAACCCGCTCCCGCTGGCGCAGGGCGGTACTGGATCCACGACCCAGAACTTCGTGGACCTCACGTCAACCCAGTCGGTCGCCGGAACCAAGACGTTCACCGGCGAGATCATCGTTCCGACGCCGGTCAACGAGTTCGACGCCGTGACCCTGGGCTACGTGCAGGGGCTCGCCGCTGGTATCTCGGTCAAGGCCTCGGTGGCAGCCGGAACTACCACCGCGCTGCCGGCCAACACGTACGACAACGGCTCTGCCGGTGTCGGCGCTACCTTGACCGCGACGTCAGCCGGCGCGCTGACGATCGACGGCTATACGCCCGTCTTGAACGATCGACTGATCATCAAGAACGAGGCCCAGCCGATCAACAACGGCATCTACACCGTGACCACGCTTGGCACCGTGAGTGTTCCCTACGTGCTCACCCGTTCGACGGACATGGACACGCCAACGCTGGTCGTCGGCGCCGCCGCGTTCATCAACAACGGCACGGTCAACAAGGGCGCCGGCTGGACGGTCATCGGATTCACTCTGACCGACGTCATCGGCACGAACCAGATCAACTGGACCCAGTTCAGTTCACCTGGTCTCGTCAACGTCGGCAACGGACTGACACAGGCTGGTAACACCATCAGCCTGTCAACGCCGGTCACGGTCGCCAACGGCGGTACCGGTGCGTCCACCCTGTCAGCCGCGGGAATCCTGCAGTCGTCGAATAACCTGTCGGACGTGTCATCGGCGGCTACGGCGTTCGCGAACATCAAGCAGGGCGCGACCACGGGCGCGACTGGTGTCGTGGAACTCGCGGGCGATCTCGCCGGTACGGCCACGTCACCAACCGTGGTGTCCACGCACTTGACCAACCCGCTTCCGGTCGCACAGGGCGGAACCGGATCTACGACACTTGGCGGCGCCGGCGTTCTTCTCGCGGCCAACAACCTGAGCGACGTCTCCAGCCAGCAGACCTCGCTGGACAACATCGCCGGCGCGGTGACTTCCGGTGACTTCCTGCGTGGCAACGGTACGAACGTTCAGATGTCTGCCATCCAGGTCTCCGACGTTCCCACGCTGAACCAGAACACGACCGGAACGGCCGCGAACGTCACCGGTACCGTGGCTGTCAACCACGGTGGAACCGGCCAGACCACGGTCGCGGCGGCGTACAACGCACTCTCACCGATGACCACGACTGGTGACATCGAGTACGAGTCGGGTGCCAACACCGCGGCACGCCTCCCGGGTAACACGTCAGCGACCAAGAACTTCCTGACTCAGACGGGCAACGGTTCAGTCTCGGCTGCTCCAGCATGGGGAACCATCGCCGTCGGCGACGTCCCGACACTGAACCAGAACACCACGGGTACCGCAGCCAACGTGACCGGCACGGTCGCGATTGCCAACGGTGGTACGGGACAGACCACGGCAGCGTCAGCATTCAATGCGCTCGATCCCATGACTACCACGGGCGACTTGATCTACGAATCTGCCGCGAACACGGCAGCACGGTTGCCTGGTAACACGACGACGACCAAGCAGTTCCTAACTCAAACCGGCACCGGTTCGGTCAGTACCGCTCCCGGCTGGAACACGATCGCCTCGACCGATCTGCCGTCAGCCACGTCGTCGACGCTGGGTGCGATCGAGCTTACCGGTGACCTGGGTGGTACGGCCACGTCACCGACGGTCACCGGCATCGGAACCGTCGCCGTCGCCGCCGGAACGTCAGCCGGCCAGGCCATCATCACCACGTCGGCCACGGCCGCCGGCTGGTCGAACCTGTACCAGGGACTCTGGCAGCCGCAGGACTCGGGATACTCCGGTTGGTCATTCCTGCCAGACGAGGTCAACACCGCGCAAACGATCGTCAAGGGTACGATCTACGTCGCTCGGGTTCGCATTCCGACCGCGATCACGTCCAGCACGTCGGTGTCCTGGTATAACAGCAGCGCCGGTTTCGGTGTCACGGCCAACCAGAACTACGTGGGATTGTACAGCACCTCGACGTTGGCGCAGGTGGCAGTCACCGCAGCGTTGTCCACGCAGATCACCACGGCCGGCCTCGTCTCGGCTACGTGGTCGACGGCTACCGGCAGCCTGCCGGCGGGCGACTACTTCGTGGCCATGCTCCAGAACGCCATGACCGTGTCCAAGGTCTTGGGGAACTCGTCCTTCCTGACCCCCATCAACGGAACCCAAACCGGAGCGGCTCTCCGCTTCGGAACGGCTGGCACCTCGCGAACGTCGTTGCCGTCGACGCTCACTACGCCGGTCGTGACCGGCGCCTTCACCTTGTGGTTCGCTGTCCTCTGATTGGAGTACCGTGCCCAACGTCGGCGACGTCGTCTACGTCAACACACCCTGGGGCGTCCCATTGATCGGGATCGTGCTCATCGTCCCCGGTGTGAACGACTCCCTTCTGCAGTACTACGGCATCAGCCCCGGCCCGACCGGCACCGAGGTCATGCTCATCCCAGCCGACCCCGGCGCCAACGCCGGCTGGGACACGCCAACTATCATGGATGTCGGTACGTCGGCGGACGCCGGTACGTACACGGTCATCTCGTAGCACCTGATCACTAGCGCAGAGGGCGGTCACGATGTTTAACGGGGAACTTCCCGATGACGATGACGTCGTGACTGCCCGCGCGATCTTCGAGGGCCGGGTCCGCGACAAGTCAGCCTGCATGCACTGCGCGGGTATCCACGCCATGGTCGCCGGGCTTCAACTGCACCAGCAGCCGTGTCCACGGATCAAGCGGGTAGAGCGCACCGTGGACGGATATCCACTGGTCACGGAGTACTGGCCCAACGGCAAGTGGGAGGATGACGTGGTGTTCCCCCACGACCTCGACGAACTCGATGAAACTGAATAACCCCAGGAGGGAGTGCACGTGGCGTCTCGCCGTTCAGTGATC